ATGCTAGGAGGGGGTGTATTTTTGGCGACCCCCCCCTATGTTTAATGGTCACTCATCGTCGCCTTCATCTGTCATTTCTGCAGTATTCATGTAGATTTTCTTGTAAATATGTAAAGGATCGTGATAAATTATTTCATCAATTGCTCTTTCTGTTTCGATTTTTACTTCTTCTTCAGTCATGTTATCTTTAATCTTTGCGATTCGATCTAAGTAACCACAAGAATTGTAACCTTTTTCAATGTCAAACAAGAACCAAGCTTTAAAGTCATCGAAAGGATTGAAAGGATTGTCAATTGTAGTTAACATACATTGTTTTCTCATAATCATTTAACTCCTTTCAAGTATTTCGAAACAGTTGAAGGCGATTTGCCCATCTTTTTAGCAATCTCTTCTAAACTATAGTTAGAAGCAGCTAAAGCTTTCATTCTACTAATTTGATTCTGTGTAACAGTAGTAGTTGCTTTAGGGGTGGCCCTTTCTCTAAGCTTATCTATATCAGTGTTAGCTAGTATAGCATTCAATGTACTGGCACCAATAGCACCGGCTTGAATAGCTTCCCATTCTCTATCACTAATGTCTATATTACGATCTTTTCTAGAAACGGAACCAACTTCTGCTCTAGCATTCTGTAATACTTGTGTTTTACGCTTTGATAATTCTTTAGCTTTGATGTTGGGGTCATCTAACTTCATTAGAGCCCCTGCTGCATCCGCTTGGCGCTGAGCATAGCGTTCACGGGGGGCATTCTTTAACGCCTCGTTCAGACTAGCTTTAAGGGTGGCTATCTCGTTAGCATAAGTCTTCTTAGCTTCCTTATTTACTTGTATATCTTTCTCAAAGTAGAGTGTCTTTCTAGCTTCATTAGCTAGGGCCTTCATTTCATTGGCATAGTTAGCGTATGCTTTTTCTTTAACGTCACCTTTAGGTGAAAGTAAACTAAGGGCGTCATCGGTTTCCATCATGGCGGTACTCTTTTGAGTACGAGCCTTAGCTCTATAGAAGATTGTTCTGTCCTTATTTGAATAAGCGGGTTCTCCAGTTGCGGGGTCCGTAGTTAGAACGGGCGCATACTTACCAGTTTTGGGGTCCTTCTCTTCAAGTAGGGCATACTTCTCTACAGCAGCGGGGTCTTTAGTATTATAAGATAGCTTCTTACCATTAGTAGTCCTAAGGGTCTGCATGCTTGTATTCTTATCATAGTGTCTATCTTCAGGATAGTATAAATCATCCGCTAGTTTATAAACATTAGCACCTTCAGGCTTAGTAGGATCATACCAATCAGTACCTTTGATGTTAATCTTAGGAGAACCTTGACGTTTAAGTACCGATACCTCACTCTTGGCTCTTGATAATAAAGTAGATGCTCCACCATACTTTATTTCACCGTTATCCATAACTTTAATTTGATAAGTAGCTCTTAACGATTTAATATCGTTATCTTTTTCGCTCTTTTTATAATCAAGTTTGTGTTTACCGGCATCTATAACAACCATTGAATGACGAACGGCTCTGGCTAATTCATCTTCAGAAGCACCATTCAAATTCATATCTGTAATTAGGTTAGAAATCTTACCCATTTCCATTTGAGTATTATCTTTACCTGTCTTTGGGTCCTTCATATAACGCATCCCTGGAACTTCAGGATACGCTAACTTAGGATCAAATCCTTCGAGATCTTTCAAAGGAGGTCTATGAACTATTTTAACTTTGCCAGTGGGATCGTGTGTAGGAATACACATTACAGTATCACCATCGAAGTCTGCTCCTGATAGCTGATCAGCAATCTTTTTATTAATACCAACAGCATCTATGCTTTGTTTGCCAATCCATTTCGAACCCAATGCGTTCTTGTTATTAACAGTAAGTACTGGGATTTCGAATGTGCCAGCATGCGGATAACGAATTAAAGCTAATTTAGTACCATTTTCATATTGAGGCGCAAATACTTCGTTATCTTTCAATGTATTAATAGGAAGAATAACGTGATATTTTTGCCCAGGTAAAGCAGCAGCCTTTAAATGTACTGCAGCAGAGTCGCATTCATCAGCAAACTTAGCTAGGAAATACTTTTTAATAGTAGGATTCTCTAGAGCACATATTTCTTCAAATTCAGCTCTCTTATCAGTCTTGGCTAAATCTAATTGTTTGTTAATAAGGGCTAAACTTTGTTTACCTAAGAATTGTGAAGGTAAAGCATCTTGCCATTCGGACCAATCACCTTCTGAAGACTTCTTATTGATAAGAGATAGCTGTTCTTTACCATTTTCGTCTGTATAATAGCTTTGACCTTCCGGCATAATAAGAGCACCAAACGGGTTGTCTGGATTCTTCTTATCTATTTCCTTAAGAACTTCCATCTTAGACTTAGTGCTCGGTTTATTGGTGTTAAATATAATATCGACACCTTCAGGCATTTCATCATCAGTATGAACAGCCATACCTTTTACATAGTGTGTGCCATCTACTAATATGCGAACTTGCGCATAGTGATCATTTCCTAAAGAAACATCTTTTACACCTCTTCTGATTTCGACAGTGCCATCTTTATCACCGCCAGTGAAACCATCGGGACCAACTTCATCGACATATCTTATTTTTATACGACTAGAGTCCATTGAAGCAGGATACTCAAACTTTTTAAATTTAGTTCCACCTTCTTTAGCTACATAATGTTCTTCGTTTAAAGGATGGATATCCGCACCAGGCTTATATACTTCTGCATATTCAGTACCAGGCGAACAAATGATTTTATTTGTGGTTTGGAATCCTGCATTAGTAGATTGTTCAACTCTTCTGTTATAAACAGGATATCCTTCTCTTTGCAAAGCATGTAAAGCTAAATCAAGCCTTTCTTCGGAAATATGAAGTTCTTTATCAACGCCTTTGCCTACGTCAACCATTTTATTTTTGTCAACTTGGGTACGAATATGGTCAATAAGCGCTACACATTCTTTTATTTTTGCATCCGAATTCGGTTCGAGCCAACCCCTAACAGTAGATTCGCTTCTTCCCATTCGGCGGCCTATCTCAGTAGGTCCAAGACCGTCTTCGCTTAAAGATTTAGCTCTGTCGATTAAAAGACTGTCTCTTTCGTATTGTGCTAAAGCTTTTTCATTACGATATTGTTTCATAGTAATGCCGAATTCTCTTTTGATACTTTCTGCATTTTCTTTGAAACCTTGTTTCTTTAATTCTTCTACTCTGGCGAGGAAGTCTTCACCATGCTGATAGGGTGTATCACCTGAGCCCCAAGGATATCTTCCTGAACGGAATTTAACTCCATAGTGCATCAATATGTCTTCCGCTATTGGATTCATAATGTTAGCCCTCCTCGTTTTCGATTTTGTCAAATAGTCTGTCTAAGTATGTAACACGATCCATAATTGGCAATATATTTGCAGCGGTCGGTGTATGGTATATGACTTCATCGTTTTGATATATTCTAAGTTCAAAGTCTATATCGCCCGGCTTAATTTTATATTCCAAACAAAAGAAAGCAGCATATACTTCAAGCTGCTCCATACGTGCTGGTGTGGTACCAGTCTTTAAATCGTGTATTCTTAATATCATTCTTCCGGTAGCAGGATTTTTTCTAAAAGAAATGGCGTCTGCTGTACCAAAGAATCTGTGAGAAACAAACAGAACAACCTCTGTCTGCATTTTAAAACCTATAGCATCATTAACATATGAATACAAGGTCTTTTTAGATTTCGGTTGTTTTATTTTTAAATCAATAGTTTTCTTAGCCCATTCATGTAATTGAGTTCCTCTTTCAGTAGCTTTCATTTCGGTAAACACTTCTACTGCTTTTTCATCAGGATATCTCAACCAATGAGATTTGCTAGGACTGAATGGGGCATGAAGCCCTGCTAGTTTTGAGTGATCATTAAAGCGCATGTATTATCACCTTTAAATTGTAAAATGTAAATATAATGCATCTAATACCGCATCTTTATTCTCGGGATAAATAAATGATGCAAACGACATTTGATCCATTAATTCAACATAATATGGTTGATTAGGCCGAGCAGGTGCAGTTGCGCTCTTTTTACCTTCAAGCGCGGCCCAGCGATTTCTGTACAAAATTAAAAGATCAGGTATTCCCTGATACTCGTTAGGGTCCATATGTAATATAATGCAGCCAGGAAACATACTTTCTAACTCATTAACCAAATTTGTTTTAAATCTGTTTTCTAACATAGAAACCCTCCTTAAAATAGTAAAAACATGAGAGTATGCGCTAAAAACGCATTATTTTTCTCTCTCATAAAAGGGGATGTTTTTTCCGCGAATTTTTAAGCCAAAATAAAAAGAAAGAGAGCATGTATAGCTCCCGAATCTTTTTTTATTTAATAAACGGACTGATAAGAATATATTTCTCAGGAGGTAATATACTTTTACAACTCCACGATTTCATATCATGAACATAGTCATACCAATTTCGCATATCTTTATATAGCACATCTATATCCACCCAATCTAAATTTAGTTGAGATAGTATATGCATATGGTAACGATATATTGCTTCTATTATTTTTTCGTAGTTTCTATTGGCGACTATATTTCGTATTCCAAATAATATAGCGTAAAGAAGTAAGACGCTCGATACAGCTATTATTAAATTTAAAAATATTGTTGCGAGTAATTCCATAATTCCTCCTTTACTCTATATATAAATCATTTGGTGTGCATCCGAGCGCTTTTGCTAGTTTAGTAACAAAGCGAAAACCCGGCATATTTTTGCCAGTTAAATATCCGTTAAGAGTGCATCTATTGATGCCTAACTCTGCTGCTAGTTCTTCTTGGGTATATCCCTTACGATGTAATCTCCATTTAACTCGTCTAGCAAATTCTCTTTTCCAAATTTCGTCAGTAACATTTCCGCTATTGTAACTAACGATTCTGATACTTCTGTTTAAATCGTCATAGACCTTCACTGTTCCATCCGGATATTTAATTATCAGTTCGAATGGATTATAGTTCTCGTTGCACTCGAAATCCGTCCCTTCTATATTCTCGGTAGGGAAATATAGAAAGAAATTATCGATTAAATTATCAAGTTGCTCACTCATGTTTTTTTTTTCTCCTTTCTAATTAAAATTTGTGCGATTTTTAGTCTTTGGTCAAAAACCCACTTTTTTTGGCTATTATTATTTATAAATCGTAAAATGTTGTATATTTGTAACATTTTTAATTTTTTCAATTAATTAAAGAAAATAAATGGGTTTTTGGGCAGAACGTCCTTAGCGACCCTCGAAAGTCACTCAAATCACCTCAAAACACCCCAAAAAGGGCCTAAAATGACCGTTTTTAGCCACTTCAAGCCCATTTTTAAGCATTTTTCTCTGCCCGTTTTTTCTAAAATTTTTGGGCTTTTGCCCACTTTTTTTGTCCATAGCCCATTTTCAGTTTTTCTTGCCCGTTTTTTCTGCCCACTTTTTTCGGGCTTTTGCCCGTTTTTTCTAAACTTTTTGGGCAAGGATTTTAGTCGTCCGTAGCGCTAACTAGCAGTCTAACTCTCCGACTTATAATGGCAATCTAGGATATCATCGATGACTCCATGTACGTCCTTCAAGGCCATCTTTTCATCGGGAACATCAATCCAAAGTACTGATTTCAAGGTTTTAGCGAAAGCTCTAACAGCATCGTTGGACGACTTCCCAGTCGCTACATAGTTGTTTAGTTCCAACTTATATTCCCCTTCAGACATTACTCTAACTACGTTGTCGCCTTGAAAAGTGACTTCCCCGCACTCTTTTATAAATAACAGTGCTCGACCGTCTTTTAAGTAAATAAGTGGATTATCTTTAACACTTTTTACAGTGTCAATTAAAGGTTCACATGCGTTCCAGGTGTACATATGCAAGAAATGTTCAGTGTTACTATTAGAACATAAAATAATATAATTTTTAACCATTCTTATTCTCTCCTTTCAAATATACATCGCCATTCCAGAAACGTTGGAAGAAGGTTCTAAATACCCACTGCAAGAATCGATTGCAAGTCAACTCTACTTCGCTATTAATAACGTCATATCTGACTTTAAAGCATTTGAACATTATATAGCCGTCTTCATAATAAATAAATTTTGGATTTTCTAACATTCTTAAATACTCCTCATAAGTTGTTAGGTACGCCATTAACTACCTGCCTGACCGTTATAGGATCTAAAGAATCAAGATCGACATTATAATATCTAGAAAAAGAGCCATAAGTAGCTTTACTAGCTTTTGCGTTCGCTAACCACTTGTTTTGTTCGATTATAGTTTGAGTTATAGCTATATTTTCAAGACCTTCGCCATTATTAACAGCCATCTCAACATATTCTTTTTGTGATATAAAATAGTTAGCTTCTCTCTGAGCGTTCAAAGGTAGAAATATAGAAAGCGGAATCAATGTCATCACAACAATAGCCATCAATATACTAATACCCCAGCCAATACAATCTGCATCGTCCCATTTGTCATGTAACCGATCGTATTTCATATATTGATACTTTAATTTATCATCGTCGACACTTAACCATGTACTATGATATTCGTTATACGATTCCTTGTATCGTCTCAAATAATATCGTGCGAGTTTCTTAAATATGATTCCTAATATTAAACCTACAATGCCCAATGCTAAACAACCAAAAGTAATATACCAAAGTCCGTACATATCAACCTCCTAAAATTTTAAATGAACGATATATGCTATAAGAAAGAATATCGCATATATAGCTAGCACAAGCGCAAGGGGAATCCAAAGCGGTGACAATACCCACCACCAAGACCACTGAATTACGTTGAGAAGTTTTAAAACTATAAATACAATGGTCAGCAATCCGCTAAAGCCGATTCCGCCATTTACAACCGTAGTATTTTTTTCTTTACTCATAATTTACCTCCATGTATTTAATGAGTTCTTTCATTTTCTTTAAAGTAGTACACTCTTTTAACAAACTAAGAGGAACATATACTTCCTTGTCAGTATCGATAGCACCGTGTTTTTTAAAAGTGTTATAGTAGTTACCTTTATTACCGAGAACTTTCTTAGATATAGCCATAGCTAAACCCTTTTCTTTGTCAAAGTATTCATCGTTACCGGCTTTCACAACAGTTTTAGTACCATCCTTCCAGAAGACAATAGTAGCCGGATCGTTAAAGATTACTTTGTCGATTTGGACTAGGGGTTTTTCTGCGGGTTTATGTAAGTGTCCTATTAAACTACAGTCGCGTAACAAATACGCATAAGCGTCTAACTGATCCAGGTATTTACCCGAGCATCTAGAAGATAAGAAGATTGAGTCGTATTTGAGCCCATCTCTAATAACAACCGAATCTATGTCTGTATATAACCAACCCCAACACTTATTATCTTCTTTTATTCTGAATCCGTAGTAACCATACTCACAGTCTATAGTAACTACTTGTCCAGCGTACTTGTCCATCTCACCAAGAGAATTCCAATGTCCCGGACGTCCGCCATCGATCTTTTTAATTCTAACCTTATCTCCAGGTTCCAATGCTTTAAATTCGTTTAATGTTATAGACATTTTCTTTCTCCTTTCGCTTAATCAATTTTATATATTTCAAAATCTACACTTTCAGAATAATAACCGTTACTTTCTCCGTACCAACGCATAAAATCATAACCTTTATTAGTTCTAAATTTGTAGAATGTCCAAGTGTAGCTATCGGGTTCATATGTGTATTTTCCAATGGTGTAACCTTTTCCTGGAACGCCTTCTGAGCTTACCGCTTCAATTTCGCACCAGTCACAACCCGTGAAAACATCTTCTTCGTTAACAAGACCATCGGCGCACTCTAATTGTACACATTCGCAACAATCTTGATCGTGATACATTTTGACAACGAATCCGTCTTTACAATAGAAAAAAATTTCGTCTGTATCTGGCTTATAGCCATCTATTTTTACAATACCAGACTTCAAATGTTCCTTAACGTCTTCTAAATCGCATTCATAATATCTTTTAACTAATACCATATTATTTTTCTCCTATTCAAAATCACAGACTTTTATTTTAGTAATAATGCGCTTACCGTCTCTAGAACATAGCTCTAAAGCAGGTCTAGCAACTACCCCTTCCATAGGAGCTCTACCGCTTAAAAACGAAACGGGTTTGCTCTTTACGTACTTTACTAATTCAGGAAGAATACCAGTTTTAACAATAGGAACCACTTCAAGATTAAGCGCCCCGGCAATCTGTACTACATTCTTACGTTCTAAATAGAGCCCGTTATCCATAGAGCCAACCCAAATATCAAACAAAATAAAACCTACATCATCACGATATAGGTCTCCGACTTTCTGTATTCTAGTTCCGTATCCTTCGCCGAATAAGATAACTTCTTTTTCACCAAACATCTGCTCAAAGAGTTGTTCAGTTTCTGGGTTCTGGAACATTTCGTTAAGTTTAGCCAATAAGTGACTGGGAATTTCTGATTTTTCAGTTCTACCACCAAAGGTAATGGCATGACCATCCCAATATACTCTGATACCAGTGCCGTCTACTTTTTCAGTAGCAATCCATAAACAATATTGAAGATATTCTATAGTGGGATTGTTATAAACACCTTCCAATAACTTCTTCGTTCCGGTAGTTTCTCTTTGAAATATGTTTTCTATTTTATGATATTTTTTCATACACACCTCCAATACTTAAATATCATTTCGATAACGCTTCGGCTAAGAGCCTGATAATGTCTTCTATATACTGGTCCGAATAATCCGAGTCACCACAGCCTCTAAGTTCTATGGCTTTTACATATGCTCTTGATATTAATTCGTCCTTATCGTTAACCTCGACGGTCTCGGTCTTAGCCTCCCAATTTACCCTGTCAGGAGTACCTATGCAACCAACGCAGGGTTCTCTTGCCGGCCCAACATCATAGTGTTTACACGTGTAACAATGTTTTTCCATAGTTTCACCTCCGATTACGGCATGGGAACGACCACAGTGGCCGAACCCTCCGTAACAACGCTGGGAAGTTTGCCATCCCATTTAGCTAAATATTCGAGATATTGTAAGTAGTCGGTGATGAGCTTAATTTCTTCAACCGTCTTACCTTCGAAGTCGATAGTGTATTCAATATAAGTTTCATTGGTTTCTTCGTCCGTAACGACCTCTTCAATAATCTTGAAACCTAATGCTCTAGCTACTTCTATAGACTTTAATTGGGTCGCTAAAGCCTCTGCTCTGGCTATTTCGAGTTGAGCTTCAGCGTCAGCTTTTGCTGCCTCTAAACGCGCTTGAGCGGCTAATTTAGCTACCTCAAGTTCTTTCTCCGCGTTTACGATTGCGGTTTCTTTTTCATATTCAGCTTTAAGCTTTTCTTGTTCTGCGATCATTTTATTCTCTACGGTTTGTTCGAAAGCATCTGAGAAATCGATGTTAGTGAGAACTACTGCGACAATATCAATATAGTATTCTTCTGTAACCGCACTCTTGATAGCTTCTTCAACTTGGGGAGATATAGAGGAGCGAGTTTCGATGATATTCATAGCGGAATATGCGGATAAAGTGGATTTGGTTTTTTCTATAGCAATAGATTGTATTCTGCTAGCAAGAACTTCTAATGAGCCATAATGTTTAGATATGCTGAGAGCATCGTCTTGTTTGATTTGATATTGAACGCTCATCATTATGGTCATCGTTTGCGCGTCTTTAGAATACGCCATGGTTTGAATTTCCATAGTCTGTACTTTGGCGTCATACTTCTCGTATTTTTCAGTCATCCAGAAATCAAAATGAAGTCCTGCTTCTCTGATTTCTTTAGCTTCGCCTAAATGTTTTACAACAGCTACTTCACCAGTCTCTACTTGGTGGAAGCTGAAAGGTATGACTGCGAAAGCGATGAGAAAACTTAAGCCAAGAACTACAAGTAAAGTTCCTGCGCCGTTCTTTTTGTCTTCGAATTCAAAGTAGCATCCAACAAAGCATACGATAGCGAGTATAAATAATATAATTGCGGTTATTATGATAATTCCCATAGTTTTTTTCTCCTTTCGGTCCGCCTAAGCGGTTATTTAAAGTTTTTATAATCGTCCTTAACGCTAGAATAGAATGGTATGAATGAAGGTTCGAATCTTTGAATTGTTCCGAACTGATCAACGCGCATAGTTACGATCCAGCCACCAAGTGATATGGATATACCTTTTCCTCTAGTAAAAGGCGTTTGTCCCTGGAAGCAACCGGTCTGTAGGCAGTGAACATTTCTATGGAAGAGATATTCAGCTTTATGATAATGACCGATTGCTAAAATGTTAGGCTTAGATTCTGGTTCCATAGCCTCTATCATTTTTTGAGATTTGTAACTCAATGCGTACGATGTGCCATCCCAGGGGTGTCTGAGCTCCAACGTACAGTTAGGTGTCAGGTTAACCACGGCGCAGTCTCTACCTAAATATTTCATGTCAGGTCTTTCTCTTGCTATAGCCTGACCAATGTCGTAGCCGACTTGCTTGTAGATGCTGGCGTCATGATTACCTGTGATAAAGTGAGTAGTAATTCCAGGTCTATACGGATAGTTTTTCACAACGTCGTCTCTCATATCATCGGCAGACACTGCATATAATTCGTACTCGTGTCCAGTCCTCATTTTTAACCCTTCGGTTAGGTCACCAGTGTGATAAACGTCCGTAATGCCCTCCGCTTCGCAAATATCATAAAAGCGGTGTAAATGGCTAATCTGGGCGTATTTACTGCCCAATTGAGTGTCTCCCATAATAGCGAACTTTATAACTCGTGTGCCGTCCCAAAAGTTATCATAATGGCTAGGCTCGTAGTTCTGAAGTGCTACTCGTTTCTCTTGTTTTTCTGTTGAAAGAGCTTTAGCTGCTACGTCGTTGCGATGACGGTGAATATAAGATTTTACAGTTTGACGATTAAAAAGTGCGTCATATTCTTTCGAGAGAATATTAGTAATTTCTTTGGGTTGCATCCCTTGGTTAGCTAACTCTAAAGCTCTTTCGTGCCAATGTTTCATTAAGGTTTAATCCTCCAAAATATAAATAGTCTTTTCTCCTTTCTATTTATTTTTTGTTATTTAGTTGTTATTTTTCTAAAGCTCTTGATATTTTTTCTTTAAGTTCTTCATAAGATTCGATACAGTCAATAGTTTTACCGTCTTCGAAACCTACTAACTTATTCCAAAAAACTGCAATACGGTTTGCTTTTACCATCATTGCGCGACCTTCTTTATCGTGAATTTCGATAAATTCTTTTAAAGTATTTTTCTTTACTGTTTCATGTGACGTATATAATGTTTTCATACTTCTCCTTTCTATTTATTCTTTTTCGATTATGTCGTCGAGTACTTTGCCCATTCTAGTTATCATAGGCACCACCAAAGCATTACCCATACAGAAATATCTAGGCTGATGATTCATGCCCGTATTTGTCCAATCGTCGTCAAATCCGTTCAGACGTTCGGCTTCTATAGGTGTAAGCACTCGTAATCGCAGTGTTTTAGGATCTTTAACCACATGCGATGAACGGTTAATCATAGATTCGCTAGTTAGCATCGTACGTGCAGGTTTATCCCAAGGATCTGGAAAGTCTATAGCTCCTTCCGAAAACGTATATTCGAATCCGGTTTTGGATACCCTTGGAATGCTTTTTGCTCCTTTTAAATAAATCCATCTTTCCATTTTATCTTCGGGAATATAATATCGCTCGTCCGTAACGCTCTCTAAAATAGATCCGAGAGTTATATACGGCTCTCGCTTACTAAACACCATTGAAGTTGTTATTAGACCATCGCGCATTAAGCCAACGTTACCAAAATTGAAAGAGAAATCGTTGCTTATATTCAAAATGTCTGAGCTTATGGCATAGTCTGTAAAAGAAGTATTTTTATATATAGGAAAAGCTTTGGCCATGAAACCATCTTTCAAAATAATATCCATACTCCCGATATCAGTAGTACATTTTTTATAGTTAGTAGTGTTCTTATAAGCGAATATGAATGTTCTTCGTCGCCGTTGCGCTCCACCATATTCAGCAGCGTTGATTATTCTCCATTCGACAGTATAGTCTTGTTTATAGAAGCAGCTTAGTATAATACCGAAGTCACGTCCTTTTTGGTATGCTGGAGACTTTATCAAACGGTCGACATTTTCTAAAAGAACAAATGGCGGTTTTTTCGTCGATATAGTATCGTAAATATCCCACCATAAAACGCCCTTCTTTCCTTCGATACCGTTGGATGATGATAATGTTTTTGCTACACTATAGTCTTGGCAAGGAAATCCCGCGACAAGAAGAGAATGGTCAGGTATGGTATGTTTGTTTATTGTGCTGATGTCTTTGTTAGTGCTTGACTCGCCGTTAATATCAAGACAATCTCCGAAATGTTTGACATAACATTCATGCGCCCATTGCGCTTTAGTTAACGGCTCCCATTGCGAGAACCATACTGTTTTCCATCCGGAATTCAATCTTTCAAAGCCTAATCGAAACCCTCCAACACCAGCAAATAACTCGCATATGGTCTTATTCATCAGGCGCCCCTTTCAGAAAATCGTAAATAGTTAATTGAACGCTATGGTCGGCGTCCTTATCGTTCGTTTTAAGTTCGTACTTAGGTTTCTTGGCAGGCCCTTTTTCGAACCTGCCAGTTTCTAAGAAGCTATGATATATAGCTATAATTTGATCGTTAGGCATCTTATCGACTCGCTCTCGCCATTCTCTAGAAGGATATACATCAGATATGGCCGAACGCATGTATTCTACAGTTACACTGCTCATTTAGTAGTTACCTCCAAAAGAAACTCTTTGCTTCGCAAACACCACCATTTAGGACTGCGATATTCGAATATGAGCTCGTCCTTGCGGCTTGTAATTTTAATTTCGATAATATTCTTACCAGCAGGTTTCCATTGATAAATATCGCTTGCCCATCCAGGAAATATTTCTTTGAACTTTTCCAAAATCTTATGATGGAACATTATTTGTTTTCACCGTCCTCGGGGTTGTAGTTTTCAAGAACTACGTATTCGTCATGAGCAATAAAAAGAGAAGTAATGTTTTCGACATAAACGCCAGTACGTTTGCCGTAGTTTTTAGGCTCTCTAACTTTTAAAATGTCACCATTTTTATACTTACCCAAAGTGAAATCGGCATCTACAATCTTAATCCATTCACCAACTTCGGCTTCACGCTTAACTTCCTTTACTTCGGGTTTCTTGGGAGGTTCATAGTTTTCCAATACAACGTATTCTTTTTCCCAAATAAAAGGCCAAGTGAATTTTGTTACGTTTACCATGGGCTTTGCACAACAAGTTCCCGTAGATTCCACTTGAAGAACATCACCGTTTTTGTATGCTCCAACGTTATCGCATGCTTCAACAATCTTAATATATTCACCAACTTTAGCAGGACGTTTAACTTCTTTTACTTCAGGTTTAGCTAAATCAACACCTATAATAAAACTACATTTTTCCATAGGATACGCTAAATTTATGAGAGCAGAAACGCCATCTCTGCGCTTAGGTTCGACTTTAAGTTCTATATTCCAGTCGTCTTCGTAGCTCGTTTTTATTTCATCAAAAGTACCTTCGGTCTTGAGATATCCCTTTAATTCTGCCGCGCTAACTAAATCATATTTTTTCATGATTTTTTCGAGGGCTTCTTGCTTCAAAGTTAAAATAATTTTTGCTTCCATAGATTCTCCTTTCTATTTAAATTTTTTATTTTTCTTCACCAGTTATTAATTCAGAATAAGGCAGGGTTTCGATCCATTTACAGAAGTTAACCCACTCGTCGAGTTTGTGATTTTTTCTGTCATGGTATATATTAGCCAGAACTTCGTAATTAAGCATTACTGTACGTTTCTGGTTGTAGCTGCTGGGCAAAAGTTGAATCAATTGCCACCAATATTTTTTCTTTTCGTGTTCGCCATAAATATGTTTGAATCCGTCAAAACCTAAATATAAGTCTCGACATTCATTGAGTGTACCTATGGTTGTTTTTAACACATCAACACTATGAGGCAATAAATGATCTGTCGAGAAATCGTCCAACGTAAACTTCTTAGCATGAATCTTGTGCATAGTTGAGCATGAGTTCGCAACCGTTCCCACCTTATAAGTGTCAAATTCCTTCCACCAATACAAAGGCGCTGTGATATCTACATATACAGTTATCATACGTAAGTATTTGCGGTGACTCGAACCAGCTTTTGCTAATCTTTTCATGAGATCGAGATCGTTAGGACCGATTACAAATCTGTCAGGATATTCGGGGTAGTCCCAATAGCTATCGCTCTTATCCCAACTATTAAGGGGATTGCGCATACCTCTTATAGCCGACTCAAAGCCATATATTTCATGATATTCAATATCAATCATCTTCGTACTCCCTACCACAGTCAGCGCAGGTAAAGACCTTATATAATAATCCGGTTTCTTCGTCCTCTAAGATATTAACAGCGCAAACGGTGTTGCCGCATACGGGACAGGGCGGAACATGCTTGCTGCGTCTAAGGGCTTGATTATGGTTGTTTTTATATTTTCTACTGTGTTCAATATATAGCTTCTTGAAGGATTCATTAACCTCAGCTTCGAATTCAACAGTGTAGAAAACATGCTCGCATTCAGTGCATACCTTTTTGCGGTATTTTTCTTGGTTTTCGGGTACGTCAGCTACATCAATAACTTTGGCTTGAGCGCCGCATTTTGGACATTTCATACTTTTCTTTCTCCTTATATATAGTAATATTTTAGTTTTTTAATAATTTCGGAACCGTAAGCATTCTCGCAAATGGATATGAACTCTAATACCGAATATTCCGCTTCTAAATCCAGATTATGTTCCTCGATAAAACGGTTTCTACCAAATAGACAAGAGCCCGTTAGATGATGATGCCAAGTAGAGAAAACGTCGCCTTTGTATTTTTCGCCCTTTTTGAACGTTTGGCAAAAAAGCTCAATTCGTTCTTCTTCGGTCAGACTTTCGTTAATCTTTTCAAGAAGGGCTCCTTCTGCTTCGTGAAGGTCTTTGCCGTGAGCGAATAACCCGTTAGGGCTTTTAGCTACGTAGCAAGGGGTTAATTGATAATCACCACCAACCGTATAACCTTTTGCGTAATTGCCCAAAATTGCCGTTATAATAGTTGGGACACTGTCTATATAATACACGTCCTCGCCGTTTACTTTTATAAGTTTTTCGCCATAGCCAAAGCCAGAGCCAGAACCACAGCCAAAGCCAGAGCCAGAGCCAGAACCATAGCCACAGCCATCGCCACAGCCAGAGCCAGAGCCAGAGCCAGAGTCAGAGCCAGAGCCAGAGCCAGAGCCAGAGCCAGAGCCAGAGCCAGAGCCAGAGCCAGAGCCAGAGTCAGAGCCATAGCCATAGCCATCGCCATAGCCACAGTCATCGCCAGAGCCAGAGCCAGAGCCAGAACCAGAACCATAGCCATCGCCACTAAGCCACTTTAAAATCAATCCATTTTCCATTCGGCAACTTCCTTAATACACTTAACGGCTTTTTTAGAGCATTTATCAATTTCGATAGCGTCTAAAACTATTACTTCGTCAACGGTTACAGTGAATCTACAACTTGAAGGGCTGACAGTTCCTTCTTGTGCTAACTGACTAATAGAGCACGCCCCTGCCCAATACCACAAACGGCGAACGTTTGTCATAGTTACTTCTTTGCCGTTGCGCTCTTTAATATTGCCAAAAAATACGCCGCTGCTATCGCCACGAACTATATAATAATTATTTTTATCCATACTTTTCTTTCTCCTTTCGGTAAATTTTTTAAAATAAAAAAGAACAAGAGCCACTGTTTCCAATGACTCTGTTCTGAGTTGTTGCATTATTATTGTCTAATATACATACTGAAATACATCCATTCTCCGGTTTCATCGTATGTTGGTATAACTTCGTGGTTAAACCTAGCATCAAGTGCTTCTATTACTTTTTTACCAGGCTGTTTCCCATAAGTAAAATCGTAATCTCCACGCATAAAGAAATCTCTACATTCGTCAACCTTAGCGAGTTGTGCGTCTTTATAGACCTCTTCGGATATATTTTTCCGTTTAAGTCTCTTTAAGAGTTTCGTGTCGCCGGTTACTAATTTGTATAAATTAAGTTTAGCGTGTAAATAGTCGATTATTGCTGATTCGGGAACGCTGCATAGTAGTTCGTAATATCTTTGCTCTTCGATAGTTTTTGGTCTTCTCATTTTAAAGTTCCTCCAGTAAATTCGATGAATAAGAGTTAATCTTATTTCATAAAAGAGAATGTTTTTCGCGCGTTTACCAACTAACGAACTTAGATTCATTAAAGTTCCTTTTTTCTTTTAGAGCCCTATTAATAGCGATGTCAATCCCAGCTTTAGATTTGAAGTGATAGTAATATAAATCCGTAAAAGGAGTATTCAATCTGTCAATTCGTCCCGCTGATTGTTGCATTATTTTATAGCTATAATTTTGTGAGAAGAATACGATCGTGTCTGTTTTAATACAGTTCCAACCTTCGGCTCCTGCGGTATACTGAACCAAATACACCCAAGTGTCGCTTTCCGGTATTGGTTGATGCTTATGACCGTTCCATTCCGCCACCGCAACTCCTGCGCTATTAAATAAGTTCTTCAGCAATTCGAGTTCATAATCGAAGTTATAAAATATAATTAGTTTAGGATGCTGCTCGAATATCTCTAGTAAAGCGACCTGTCGAGACTCGTCCATATTGACTAGCTTGCGCCACAGGTAGCAAAGCTCAGCAGCATTTTTAATAGGTTTATTTGTATACGGATTCCAACGTAGCTTACCTAAGTCTTTATAGCTAATCGGATCGTATTTAACCCATATATCTTCATGATGCGCTATGGTCTTTCGTTTGAAATCCATGTCGACTAGAATTTCGTTACGCAGTCGTAGCAGCCTTCCAGTGTTTATGTATCGGTCTACTTTCGGGTATTTTGTAAAGCGAGAATATATAACGTGTTCGTGTATGAACTCTGTTTTGTTTTTGTAAAAACCGTTCGCTACGAATACCGGAATATAATCCGACCAGGTATCTCCTGGCGTGGCCGAGAGCAATATCCATTTATTCTTATTTGCGATTTTGATAAATGCTTTAACCCACGCGCCGCTGCCAACGACACGCTGTTCATCAAATATAAAGAATGCGTCGTAAACATTAGAATATTTTTTAATGTTATTCCACGAGTCTACGACGACATTCATATCTTTATAGTAAGCGAGATCCTTATTTTTGGTTATTAAGAAATGAGTTAATTCCGCTTCCCATTCAAGGGTATCCCGCTTTCTTGCGGTAGTTATGATATATAGGTCTTTTGGGGCCGTCATTGGGGTATAGACGCCGTTTTTCCAATCGCCCCCGCACTGCCGGAAGTAATATGCTAACGAGGTTCTAGACTTGCCAGAGCCCACGCCACCGCATAATATACAACCGTTTTTCATGTTGTCTACTGCTTCTTCTTGATAATCATAAAGGAACGGCTTTTTCGTATTGGAGGTCATGACTCTATCGCACACCTCGCATGTTTCACTTTCTGCTTTCTATATATTCGTCACATGATAATATTTTACTAATATCATATATACGTATTCCGTGTGCTTTGCACTTGTATTCGCCCCAAACCTCATCGAATACGGCGTTCTTGCATTTAGAGCAGTCTACTTTTTTTTCGACGAGTGTGTTGGATTGTTTTCTGCGTCTCTTATATATCATAAATGACCACCGAATCTATCACGAACAAGTTGGGTAACGCAGATGGATTGAAGGCGTGCGGTGCGTCCAGAGCGTCCGTTAGGCATGGTCCAATCATAAGGATAAATATCCAAATCAACTCTAGCGATTTCGACATCGTCTAAAATACCGATAGAGTCCTCATCTTCGAGTTTATTCATAACCCCATTAGTTCTAAGCCAGAAAATAGGCTGTCTCCAGTTAAGGAATTTGATTTTAACGGGAAGATGTATGAAAGTTTGTTCATCGGGATCATCCGGTGTCTTGATTTTAACGTTCCAGCCCATATCTTTGAGCATATTAGCAAGATCGAGAGCCAATATAGGCGTTTCTACGATATTGCCAGCTTCGTCTTTTTGCTGAATGCAGCTATCTTCGATAATGACCGAGAAGTTACGATCGCCTTCGGTATTATATGCAACTGCCGCACCTCTGAAATTACGCCAACAAATTCTGGCGTTATCCATTTGTATTGTGCCGTCTTCCATAAATCTAATATTCATAGTTTTTATTCTCCTTTTGTTTTAAATTTTAATGTTTCTTCGTTCATTAGCAGCATATCCCCAATGTCATGACCTAAAGCGCAATCGAAGTGATATGCATCGTTAGTAAAGTGCGGGCAACCCTCGCAAGTGTCTTTGCCGCAAGCTACTTTCCAAGGGGGCGTTTCGAGAGTCTGCGGAACAGAGTCGTCCGAGACAAACCATTCGAAGTCTCCGTATTGCGAGATAGTTTCGACAGCATCATTTACTAGTTTCGTATAGTATGACTCGTCAATGCTATCCGTTTTGTTCATTGTCTTAACGAATTCGGCTTCTAGCCAACGGTAAGGTGTTTTTCTGTCGGGCTTTAATGTTCCCGTTACGGAGTCGTATTTAATTGAACCGTCAGAAGCTCGTCCTTCTCGCACAAGAATACCGCCACCGCAGCCCGGTTTAATAGGTGCGAATAAGCCAACTTTACCGATAAACTGATACTCATGTTCGCCTTCGGGAAGTCCTTCGTTTTTATCCAAATATATAGAAGACGTTACCGATTTAGTTTCGCACATATCTTCGAATACAATTGGTTCTTTACTGAACAACTTTTTGAATACGTAAGGTACTTGGAATTGCTTACCGGTCGCAGTCCATTCCCCTGCATGTTTTCCATCTTTGTATTTAGCAATATATACCGAATCGTTAACTAAACACATTCGATCATAAGTGGCTTCGTGCTCGAAAATATAACCGTATTTAGTGCCAAAGTCCATTATGAATTGAATAATTTCCGGAGTTGCATCGGGTATCTTAATCGAGTCCGTTTTAATATGCGCCACTGTAAAACCTCTTGCTTGTACTTCATCCTGCAGAGTTCTCATAAATAATGCGCCTCGAAGCGCAACGATATTGTTTTTATTTCGAGCATCTCTGAAAGGATTATCGAAGCTAGCCGAAGTTAACCCGTATACGCTATTGATTGCTATCTTAAGAGCCTGCGCTAAATCGGCGGCAGTTTCTTCATTGTCCAAATATGGCGTCAGTTTTCCTTCGAACATCTTTCGAACTTTGTCTAATTCGCCATGCTTGATCGCTACCCTCGCGTCTAAAATATCTTTAAAACGCTGAGTATATTCGCCAAAGGCATTCAAATTAACCGCGGAATTCGGATGCATACTTTGAACGTCTAATAAAGCAACATTCGTGTACATTCCGGGTTCAGCGTAGACATACCCGCCAAAGCCCATATCGGTTCCACGGTACATGTTCTTGCCGTTAATATACTCGTAGCCAGGAAAGGCATTAAGAATTTCGCTTTTCTTTGTACCAAAACTGCCAAACTGTTCACCAGTAGCAAGATCGGTATATACTAATTGCGGTTTTCGTTCCCTGCCGAATATGATTCTAGTAGTAAGCGAGTTAGTAGTATCATTCGGCGTCATTCCAGCCAACTCAGCCAGTATTAGCCTAGCCATCCAGTCGCCTTTCAGGTGATTAAATACCGCCTCAGTCGCAATAACGTCATTATCGCAGTACTCCGCAACCTTGGTCCACATCTCTTCTGGAACCGGCTGGTCCCACGGCAAACCTAATTCTTGGTGGTGTAATCCAAGTTCGATCTCCCATTTTTTAAGAGATTGCTTCTTTGCTGCAAAGTCATAAACGTCCGTATACGATAAGTTATAAGCTTCACCGAACATGTGCTTATTATTATCACCTTTAGCAGCGCCTATGATGCTTTGCGATAATTCGAATAATTCTTTCTCGCTATATCCCATCAACCTAGCGTATAACATATGGTTATCATATCGCCTACAGTTGAATCCTATTAATTTAAACTTCATTAAACCCTCGATATCGGAAGGACTTGGATTTATCATTCGCACGACAGGTCGTTGCTCCCCGGCAAACTTCCAGTTAACTAGAAATAAGTTAGGAAATACTTCTACGTCGTAGAATACAAAGCTATCATTAGTGTCTTTCTCCGGCCCTGGTTCGGAAGGTTCCTCTGATTTAAATTTCATTTTACTGACAAGCTTAATACAATAAGCTGCCTGGTTTGTGCTATTTGCTGCGAATGCTAGAACATCGTTACGCATATCTGATACGTCGTAACCGAGTTTTCCAACATAAGCATCTTCTAAAATACTGTAAATAAAGTCGATACTCGGCTTAGTAGCGCCGTGATACTCTTTATTGAGATTACGTTTGATTAATGTTCTAAGACCTTTCTCGCTATTTACAGCCTCGAAATTAACCAATTTATCTTCTCCTTTCAATGGTAATCCTGAGCTAATATTAGCGATAGGCAGGTCATTACACTTAGTAAGTTTTCTTCGTAGTGAACTCCCGCCAGTGAATACTTTTACCTCAATATGATCGTCGTATATTCGGCTGAGTTTTGTGGGGTCACCAGTATAAATATAATGCAAGTGAATCCCCTGTCCGCTTTTACTAAGCTCCGCATATGTAGCTGGCCATTTGTTAGCCTCTTCAAGGTTTAATGCGAAACATTTATTTCCGTTTTTATCCGGAATATCAAAGTCTATAACGATATGGTTTTCTGGAACTTTAACATAGTGTAATTGTTTCGTATCTAACTCTGATAAAGTAGTCGTCACAGATTCCCACTTTTTTGTAGGCGTCTCTTTTTGACTTGCATATTGTGCGGGGCACTTAGCGCATTCCTCATCGAATATAGAGGTAGTGCTTGTAAATTGTAGTGTACGTATTTTTTGTTCTTCTTTCTTTTTTACAGGTTCACCGATGTCAAATTTATCTAATCGGAACCCACTGTAATAACTGCGAACCCTTGAACCGTCCTCAAAGTTAAACCGTTCGTTAAACTCGTAGAAATAGTTCTTCAATTCTTCTTGGAAATTTCTTCGAGGTAACGGATATGGTACTTTCGCGTCGTCGCAATAATTTTTATACATTTCCCATGCGGCTTTTAATGTTGTTCCGTCTTCGGTTTTGAATACATGGAACGAATCAAGCATGAAATTATAGAAATCATTGGATGCGCCAAGCATATTTATAGGCATATAGTTATCGTACATTCCCGGATTTTCAAGATATACTTCGCGACAATGCCATGCGATATGCCCTAGTTCGAATTCGACCTGTTTGATTAAATTCTTATACTCTTTATGACTAAGTTTTTTACCAGTAGGAGTTACGTCGATAAGTCTTCGTAATAAACCCGATTTAGCATCGGTAATCTTTACTGGCTTATTTGTACCTAGAAATAAGAAGCAGTTAAACCGACTCGAATATGCGGATTTGAACTTTTCGTTTACGGTCATTAATTCATGAGCCACTAAACTGTTAAGTCTCGTATTATCCTCTAACCTAGATAAATCGCCGTCGTGCTGCAACGCAATTAACGGATTTGACTTAAATGCCTCCAAAGCAAAAGAGTTACTACTCGAACCCAATGCTCTCGCATCGAATACCGAATAATAACCCTCGAAAAGTTGCTGTATGATATTTAAAATCGTCGATTTACCTGTACCTGGCGCACCGTATAGAACTATAAATTTCTGTATGAATTTAGAGTCACCGGTTACGATAGCTCCTATGGCCCATTCGAGTTTGTGGCGTTCCTCCGGGGAATATAGCACCGACATCAATCTGTCGTAAGCCTCGATACTGCCTTTTTCCAACGGATAAGTTAATCTTCTACTGGCGAAATCCTTTTTAGTAGTTACGTCATTAGAAAATATTAATTTTTCGTCAAGAGGCGCAAATGTGTCTCGCATCTGCTTTTGACAATATCGATGCCATTTATCGATCATTCCAGTATCGGAATCCCACATGTATAATACTTTAACTATACCTTCGAACCGTTGCTTATTCTCGTCGTAGAATTTTTTTAACTCACGGTCTATTATTTGCAGAGCGTCTTGTTCGTCAGTCGACCATAACCCGCGCTCCTCTATCCATATTGCATAGAAGTCTCCTCCTCGAATCATAAGATCAGAGCTAGCGCCAATTATGAACTTAGGAAAGATTTCGGTTACGTCTTTTTTTACAGTACGCGTTGAAATCTTTAAAAAATCAAGCATTACATTCTCTAGTCTCCTTTCGTTAGATTTCTATACAATTGTCTCCAAATACCAACCTAACTGATACCAGATTTCCCATTCTCGTAAGTCGTACCTACAGTTCTTAATAGTAAATAGTCCGCCTCGTCCATCAGGTTCGTATTGACGTTTGACGAATCGGTCAAGTACCATTTCTACATATGAAAAATCATAATTCATATCAGTCATGCCGCTTAAACCAAGACTTCTAATCATGCTCCAAAACCATTGACGGCTCCTATCGCCAACGCCTGGGTCGTCCGCATAATCCTCTTCACAGCGCAATGCTAAGGCCACCATCATTTCAAGGATGCTGCACGGGCCATATAAAGCGTCTATTACTTGGTCATACATGTATTCTAGTCCGTTGTCAAGAATATAACGACGTCTTAAGCATATACCGTCTTCTGCTCGGTTGCGGTCTCGCGGAATTATGTATTTGAATTCTGTCGTGTGTAAATGAGTTAACAGTTTTTTGAAAGAAATTTGCTTAGCGTATAAATCACCACAGGCTAAATTGAGCATCCACTCAAAATAATCCTCTCGTATGTTCGTTAGCAAATTCATACCTCCGATTAACGCGGGCTAGACATACGTACTGCATCAGCGTAATCTTTAGTGTCACGTAAAATCTCGTATTCTTGTTTAGTGACGTCGTTTCTGATATATACAGAGTCGTCTAGTTCGTCCTCAAAATAGCGTCCGACATCATCCCCAACAGTCCCTTTTAAATCAGTAATGATGTTTAAATCTTTGTCCGCTAGTACTCCGTCATTGAAGTAAGTAAGAGTAACTAACTCGAAATCATCACTGAAATCGGCAGCGTCAACAACATAGGGCTTGCTAAGAACTTCTTCGGGCTCTTCAGTATTAGAATAATTGGTATAGCCGCTTTTGGCCAGCATAGCGGCATAATCTTTAATATTTTGTTCTGTGTTTTCTTTTTCAGGAGCAGGAAGTTCGGGCGTATTATTTTCTTTTTTATCGCCATACAATTCCACGTATCTGGCTTTAACGTCTGCTATCTCCTGATCAGAGATTTGTTTATACTTATTTTTAAGTATTTGCCAGCTTACGAAGGAACCGATAGCGGCCCCTAACGTAAACGACAATACTGTTCCTAACTTGCTATTCAACCTTTCTATCCTCCGTTCTTATGTTATTTAAATTTTCAGGTATAAATATCATACTACCAAGTACTATACAGTCCAAATATCCGAGATTCAACCAAGTTAGAACTGTAGCTGCACCTACCTCCAATTCTTCGGCAACTTCTCCGATAGTTTTGAATCCTGTTAGTTTACCATCTTTAAATATAGGTTCGTCTTCGAGATTATTATTCAGAATATGAATGATCAGTTCCCGACCTGTCATTATAAAACTCCTTTCTAATCTTTAGAATCTATATAGTCCATCATGTCTTGGTAAGGGTCTCCGGTCCAAGAATATCCGGGACCGAGATCATTTCAAATCAAACGATGAGCCTCGCGCTCGATTCGTTCGATGTCGGTTAAGATATTACCGTCAATATTGAAATCGAGAATGATAGAACGTTCATAGCCGTTTACGAAATCCTTGTTAGATTCTCTAGTTATATCGAAAATGCCGAAATCAATATAGTTATCTCCACGAGGATTCTTCTCGTCGTAAACCCAACCATGTGATTGACCCAATGCTGTTTTAGGGAATCCTAGCATTTCGTATACGTCGTTAACCGTTACGTAATGTCGGTGCTTTAACAAATCATTAGCCCAATTTTGCTGTTGCAGTAAGAAGTACTTATTCTGTTCCGGATCTTTGGTCCAACCAATACAGCCAATATCGTACAGTCTAGCGAAAATGCTGTAATCTTCGGGTTTAAAGTCTGCGGGGACCATATTATCGACGGTTCTCTTTACTTTCTTTTCCTTGCCTTTTTCGTCGACAATAGTCTCTTCGATTTCTTTAGTCTTAAGATTATACTTTAATTCTCTATCGAGTTTTTCGCCGAAGCGTTCAACTACGCGGCCTCTGTATTGTTTGAATCCTTTATCCACAGCAGCATAAGCAGTAGCGAGAGCTATGTTACGTCCATGAAGTATCTTATGAGAACCAAAGAAACATGCAAGCGATGCGGCTCCTAAAAGAACAGAGGGAGCATATTGTTTAGCAATGTCTAATGCCGTTCTAGTATAAACGATTGTTAAATCCTTCTTAGCATCTTCTTGAGTATAGGTTTCTCCTGCTTCGGTAACACCGGTTTCGCTAGCAGTATGAATTTTTGCTATTTTTTCTTTGCTTTCTTTAGCTACTTCGTCTACTTTTAGAGTTGCTTTACAAGCTAATACAGCACTAGTTACAGTGCCGGCAGCGCCAAGACCCATTAGAATCTCGGGACTGTGCTTTTTAATTTGGAAGCCTACTTTGCAAGCGAAGTTAGCTAAATTATTTAAAAATTGACCATTTGCCATATTAGTTATTCTCCTTTTGTAATTAAATTTACTAAAAAATTTCCGACACCGATCATACCAGCAATACATAAGCCCATCGCTAATATTCCGCCCGGATGGGTATAATCGAATGCTGCTACGGCGTATTCTTTATTCTTATCCACAAAACCTACAAATTTTTGTTCCATAATTACCTCCTTAGAACAACCATAATAATAATTTAGTAGTTAAAGCGATTGCTGTGCCGCCTATGCAGACCGCTATACAAGCGAGTAATATTGTACTTAGCACTGTGCCGATATAATAACCGACAACTTTATTTTTATCTTTATTCATAAATACCTCCTTAATCTAGTGGTGCGGCTTTTGGTAATTTTATAATATAGCCGCCCATTACTCTTTCTACTGACGCTGATGAAACATCATACCAGCCGTACTTATCGCTCGTATATGGAGCAGTCATGTCGGCCATATCATACAGGTCCATGACCGTTACATATCCATAGCGTTGAATCGAACCCCACATTTGGTCGAGTACAAGCTCGGCGTCAGCTCTATTTGCGAATACGATATTTTGGTAATCGAATCGCGAGCTAGCTGCTCTAGGCTGAGCTACCGTTTTTTGAGGAGCGAATCTGTCCGCATAATTTGTGTAATATGAAATATTAGATAGCGGGTTATGTTTTTGTAGATTATTCCTACCGCCACCAAATATCATAGTTGCGCCTTTAATAATAATGTCGAGAATCGTATCCTTTACAGCAGGAATTACAATGTCGTCACGCACATAGTTTTTAACGTTATGAGCGTCGTCAGAAATAAACTTGCTAGCAAGCTTGGATAGCTCGCCTTGCTTCTGTACACGAGCAGCACCTTTTACAACTTTTTGCGCACGTTCTTTCTGCTGCTGTTGCTCGCGTTTGTATTTGTGCGAATTTGGTTTAATATCAGGTATTTCCATCTAGTTTTCTCCTTTCGGTAAATAAATCTAAGCAAACAGAAAAGAAGATACCTTGTTAAGATATCCTCTTTTTGTTTGAGTAAATTGTGATAAAATTTTAGTCGCCATACTTCGTCTGATCGAAGCAATCATCGTGCGTGGCGTTAGTTTGCTCTCCGCTATTGGCCTGTTCCGGCTGGTTTTTGTTCCTGCGGTTTTTAATCCAAGCTCTAATCTTCTTGAAGCCTTTTACGGTTAGCTCGCCTGCTTTCCAGACGCCTAAGCCGAGAAGGGCTAATCCTCCAACTTTAGCTGCGGGACTTAAACCGTCGGTATTGGGTTCCACCATAACGGGACCTTCGGTGAGTTCAGTTGCTTCTACGGTTTCAATGATTTCGTTCATTTAAAGTTTCTCCTTTAATTTTCTTTTAAGTTTCTCATATTAGGAAATGTAAAATCCGCGTGTTAGTATTTGTCATAACCATACTTAGGCGGATACCAGAATCCAACTACAAGACACGGCGTTCTTCCGTCGTCGGCTAATTGAGTAGTAAAGTGCGGCTTGATTAGACTCCAATCGGCTCTCCAGCCTATGGTATAACCGATATCAGTGGGATACAAACCTAGTTCCGTATAAAAGTCGTTCAACGATATTTCTTCACCGTTATTCATTTTGCGGTTTAATACATTAGCGATGCTTTCTATTTCGATCTTGCTCGAATAGAAGTAACGTCCGCAAGTATTGTCGTAACATAAAGTATCGCCTTTACCAGTCTGTATAATTTCACTACCACTAGGCGGGTTTTTGGTAACTTTTTCCCTCATTATAGCTTCGCGTACTTCCTGCTCCTTCTTTTCACCAACCGTTTCTACTACTTTTTCGCGATATTCTGCTATAGCAGTTTCGGAAAGCTTATAAGCTGCTGCTAATGCGCTATAACGTTTAGCGTGTACGGTGTTGGAGCCAAGAATACATGCGATAGACGCTGCTCCGGATAATGCTGCTGGCACGTAATACTTCCAAGTGCATTTGATTGTTTCTTTCATAGGAAGTTTATCGGTGTGTAGTTCTCTCTTCTTCTCTTCAACTGCCTTTAAAGCTTTGGGCGTAGCTTTTGCCGAAAATACCGCAGTTACTACAACGCCGGCCGCTCCAAGTCCAGTTAAGATTTCAGGTGTGTGCTCGGATAGAAATCTTCGAGTTGCTTTGAATAAAGTGTGTTTGCTCATTTGTTTCTCCTTTCAGTTTTTTAAATTAAAGAATAAGACCCACTGTTTATAGTGAGTCCCATCCTGTTGAGTTGCTTATTAGTCTTTAGATAGTTTTTTTAAAACTTTCTTTACTACGTTGTCCTCCATTTGGGATTGCTTATTAGCTCTATCCTTGTTAGTACAGATAGTCGCTAATACAGTAAGTCCAAGTGCCATTGCCGCTAGAAAAGACATATTTAATTACCTCCAATTTTCTTTTAAGTTTCTCATATTAGGAAATGTAAAATCCGCGGATTAGATATCTTTCCTGTCGAAACACGTCTCCCAACGTTCTTTTGGTAGTGGTTTTAATTTTAATGCCCACATTATTTGGCGTATCGTAACAGTAGGATATAATCCGTCCGTACATTCTCCAGCACGTTTATCGAAAAAGACCTTGAAACCAGGACTTAGATATAGTACGTCTGGAAGCCAAGGATCTAATTCGGTCCAGTATGTGACCTTATTAATAGGATCATAACGTTGTTGTATGACTGCTAGACCCAGATCGCCGATTGCGAATAACGTACACCGATCGTATACCACATGATCGCACTCGTAGGTTTCGCCATACATAGTCGAATAAATTTTAGGTCGTTCGTAGTGATATCGCATATATGCCCTCGCAATCAAAAAGCAAAAGGGCATTCGCGTTTGCCCTTATACTTTAAATCCTAGTGATTCCATAGGTAGTAATATAGAAATCGGTTCGTTGCTAATTCGTTTCACGCTAAGCGTTAGTTTGCATGTTTTCTTGTCGACTACCTCAACCTTTTCGAATTGGCGATGATATCGATTAGAAACATGTGCTTCTAGTTCTTTTTGTAATTTCTCTTTAGCTTTTTTCGTCATTTTTTAATCCTCCTTAACAGTTTCACTACTGTTCATAATAGGGAGGGTATTTTTCGCGAAAAGAAAGAGCCCTTGATAGAGCTCCGTCTTTTGGATTTGGTTATCGGTTACTTCTTGTGAAATAGGTTCTTAAAGAATTCTCGTCCAAATATTGTGGTTACGGTTCCTTCTTTTTCAAACTCCATAGTTTTGTAAGTTCCCCAGACAGTTAGTCCTGTGGTAACCAGTAGAGTAGTTCCTTGCAGAATATTAGATACCACTCGTCCTCGTTTTTCGCTTTTAAGCTGTTCACGTTTTAAAGCTAATTCTTGCGAACGTTGTGCTTCGGCTGTGACTTGCGAATTTGCTTGTTGTTTAAGCTTTTGGAGTTCGATGTATCGGTCTGTAAGTTTGGTTACTCCGTCAATAGTTACCTTATACTCGTCTGTTCCGGCTTCCATGTCTTTTAGAAGTTTGACTTCTGAATTTATTTCGTCTTCCAACAATTTTGTATCTAAGCTCATTTTGTTACCTCCTTATAATGAATTTTCGATACGTAGTCCATAATAGGACGTGTTACTTACGCGTTTCACTTGGAAACTCGGTGTCTACTTTTAGAACAATGTAGTTCTGTCTAGCTAGTGCGTCTAGGTCCATACTATTTAGTTCGAGTCTACAGATATCTTTTTCCGGATCGGTGCAGTCGATCTTAAAGACACCGTATAAGCGTCTAAACCAAATAAAATTCATCAGAGCAGTTCCAATGACGATTCCTAAACTAAAAGCTATTACTAAATATATTTCCATCGCATACCTCCTTTAAGTACGATTTGTCACTCTACTAAAATATCATCTTTCAGCGTCACCTGCGTACGGCAAATGTATTCTAGAATAGAAAGATTTAATCTAAATTAAAAAGAAAGAGACTGTGTAGTCTCACTAGTCCCCTTCTTTTGAGTTTCTAATTCGTTTAATGATCCATATTATTATTAGCGTTGCTATTATAATATCGCCAAATGCTAACAGAATAGACAGGCTATATATAGCCGCTATAATGAATAGCGTAACAGCGATAAATAAACAGACAGATAATATCATATAGAGTTCTCCTTTTATTAATTTCTCATATTAGAACATGAAAAAACCGCGGCTAAAGCGAAAAGAAAGAGCCCTTGCCAGAGCTCAGCCTTTTTTAGTATTTTTTTCTTTGATCCAATAATAAAATTTAAGCGCAAAAAATGCCGTCGATGAAGTCATAAATATACAACCTAATATACTGTAAGGTACTATCACCGCATAGTATACACCTGGTATGATGTTGACTATTAGTGTAGATACCAATACTAATATAAGTAATATATATGTAAGCTTCTCAAAAAACAGCTTCATATTGTTACCTCCTTTTAATATTTCTTTTTATCATAATAGAACATGAAAAAACCGCGGCTAAAATGAAAAAGAACAGAGCCTGTGTTAGACCCTGTCCTTCTTGAATTAAATTATTTTCTTAATTCACCAACAAGTTTAATGATAAGTTCAACGATAAAGTATCCAGTTACGAGTTTTAATACCGTAGCAAGAATTCCTCCATTTTGATTATCCATAATTTCTTACCTCCTTAAGATTCTAATGTTTCTTCATTTAAGGAGATGTTTACACCGCGTTCTTCGCGCTTGTCTAGATAATACTGAATTAACTTCTTAGTTCCGTAAGATGCTGCCAAAGAAACCAATGCTGTAGTTGTTGAGATTAATAGTGATTTTTTCATAAATATCATCCTCCAAATTTTATCCTCTTAATTTATTTAATAGCCAAAAGAATCGTCTATACCGATCATAGTACATGTCCTTACCACACGGTATACCCATCTTTGACTTTAAATACGAATATGATAGATTTTCAGTTACTGCTTTTAATATGTATTCAGATAAATATCTGTCAGCTTCCATTGCGGCTTTCTCAACCAGATGCATTTTCTCAGCGTAATGAGTTTTCATTATTGCTCGCTTAGCAGTCGGATCGCCTGGAAGGTTGCTGGTTGAAACTCTCTCGATCATCGAAAGCGGCATCCCTTCGTCATCGAACTCAGCGTATGCTTGTTTCCAACTTGGGTACTGTAAACAAAAATGTTTGAGTTCGTAATGTCGATGTTTATCAATACGATATTTGTTACGTATGGATAGTTCAGCTCGTAAATTCGTAGCCATCAATCTTCACCTCTTATGTACTCTTCGTAAACTTCTATGTATTCTTCGATTCTTTTAATTTTTCTTTTAAGCGAATCAAGCTCTCTTTCTTGCAGTAGAATCAGCTCGACTAGTTCTGTGATGATGTCGTCTTTTCTCATTTTCATCCTCCTTAAACTTAATTTGAATCTTAGCGTCGTGCTTCTGACTTAAAATTCGACTAAGTACCTCTTCTATTCTAGATTTCATTTCTCGGCTCTCCTCACTCGGTGTCTAATTAAGACACTTTTACTTTACTACGCCCTAAAAGTGTATGTCAACACTAAAATTGATTTTTTAGACATAAAAGTTTATAATAAAGACACTCGAAGGGAGGTACACAGTTGGAAATAGGACAAAAAATTAAGAAAGCTAGATTAGAAAGGGGGCTTACACAGCAAGAACTTGGAGATATAGTTGGCGTCCAGAAATCAGCCATAGCTAAATACGAAAATGGAAGAGTCGTAAATATAAAAAGAAGCACCTTACAGAAAATTGCAAGTGCTTTAAATATTAGACCATCAGAGCTCATCTTTACTGAGTCGCCAAGAGACGCCGCTGATCTTCATGTCAGGATAATTACAGATTTTGAGTTGATGGAATCTATTAAGGATTATTATTTATTGAGTGAGGAGAACCAAAAAATGGTGCGAGACCTTATACGTAGCCTTAGAAAGTAAATAACTTCTTAGCAAATTCGTACAAGTATTCAATCTCGTCTTCAGTGAGTGTTTCTAATAGTTCGAGTAATTCTTGCTTCACGTGGTAATACGGCTCCTTTCAACCGGGGCAAGGTTTAGTTAGAACAAATGTTCTGAAAATATTATAAAAATTGTAAAATTGAAAATCAACGAGTAAATATTGGTAAAACTGGAGGAAATTACATCATGAGCAGAATTATCAGAGTAGGTATTTATGGAAGGGTTAGTACGGAAGAGCAAGCACTTAGTGGTTATTCAATTGAAGCCCAAGTAGAAGCATTAGAGAAATACGCTAAAGAAAACAATATGAAAGTCGTCGGGGTCTATCTGGACGAAGGGATATCTGGAGCAAAGCCGCCGTTAAAACGTCCTGATCTTAAACGTTTATTAGACGATGTGGAAGCTGGGAAGATTGATATGATATTATTCACCAAATTAGATCGTTGGTTCCGGTCCGTTAAAGAATATTTTAAAGTACAAGATGTTCTTGATAATAATAAAGTCGAATGGAAAGCTATTCAAGAAAACTACGATACTACTACAGCTAACGGTCAAATGGCTATTACGATTTTCTTGGCGGTCGCTCAGAATGAACGCGATAGAACAGCAGAGCGTATTAAAGTAGTGCTAGAACAAAAACGAAAAAATAAGATTGCATGTTTCGGAGGTAAAGCATTACCGTTTGGGTACAAGAAAGAAGAGGATGAAACCGGTATTAGTAGATTGGTGAAAGACCCAGAGACTCAAAAAGCAGTTCAAGAGTTTTGGGATATTTTGATCAAATCTAACAATCTCAACAAAGCTATCCGCCATATGGTTGATGTGTATGGTATAAATAAAGATTGGAAGTCTTGGAAACGAATGACCCAGAGTGACTTCTATTGCGGAATACATCGTGGTGTTCAGGACTTTTGTCCAGCGTACGTAACACCAGAAGATTTCCTTAAATTTCAAGAACGAGATACTATTAAAGGAACTCCTACTGGGGTACCATATTACTTCAGAGGGTTAATGCGATGCCATGAATGCGGACATAAATTATGTGGTGATTGTGACCGAAGATATGGTAGAATTAACAAATCATACCGTTGTGCTTGGAGAGGACGCGGTTGCGAAAATCATAAGGCGGTGACTGAAATTAAAACTGAGAAACAATTATTAGAACGTCTGGACGAGTTCATGAAAAATACTATTGCGGAAGTTGAAGTGGAAGCTAACCATCCTAAAAATAAATCTGACGTCGAGCGAGTGTTAAAGAATTTGAAAGAACGGTTAAGACGTTTGAACGTAACTTATATGGCTGGTAACAAAACTGACGAAGAATATTTCAAAGAAGATGCGGAGATTAAATTACTGATCGCCAAGGCCGAAAAAGAATATGCAGATACTAAGCCAAGGAATGTAGACCACCTTAAAGAATTGCTAGCTACTGATTTTAGAACAATGTACTCAACGTTAGAGCCCGAAGAGAAACAAGAGTTCTGGCAGGACCTTATCAAGGAGATAAAGCTTGATGGAAAGCGGGTTACGGACGTTATTTTTTATACGTGATTTAACGGTGGAACCGGACATCATGGACTGAGATAGTCCATTTACACCCGATTTTAGCAAAAAGAAGAGAGCCTGTAAATGGTTCTCCTCTTTTTTTGGTTAAATCAATCCTCTTATGTCGAATATACATAAATCAGGATGAATCTTTTCAATCGTCCTAGCAAGTTCCTTGTACTGGCGTTTCGTGCATTGTACATTGAAAAACTTGTTTTCATATTCGTCTGTATCCTTTATGGCGTTCTCCTCAGAGTCTGCGAAACCCATTAATCCTTCACCTAATTTAGGTGTCTTATTATCGAGTTTTGCTCCTTTGATTGGAACACTTCCAGTAATCATACGAGATATTCCGTAAAGTTCTCCGAGCGTAAATGCGTCGGTGCCAAGTTTGTGCTTAACTTTAATAGTTACTTTAAAAAGTTCATTTTTCATAATTGTATTTCTCCTATAATTTATTGTTTTCCATATTATAGGATGTTTATAACGCGAACAAAAAAGAAGAGGGGTTGTATAATACGCGCCCTCTTTCTCTATTAACTTTCGAATATATTTTGTATGCCTTGATCCATTATGAAATCTTTTTCTTCATTTTGAATCTTATTGGCTAACTCTAATGCTGCGTGCATATCGCCATTACAGTGAGCATCGGGAATACGTTGCACAGCCTTGGCAGTCGCTTCAGCTAATACATTCGTAGCCCGACTGGTTTGCATAATATAGAGCATTAGTTTTTCAACTTTCTTTTCACGCTCAATACGTTGCTTTTCTGCTTCTTTACGTTCTTCCTCTCGTCTATATTCTTCTTCTCTACGTTTTTCATCTTTCAATTCAATCGAACGTTTAAAATACCAAACGATGAAACCCATAACAGCGGACGGTATACCACCAGCAATGAGAAATTCTAATATTGTCATGTCGATTACTTCCTTTTAAACATTTTATACGCCGTACACATAGCGTAAAACATACTTATTATTTGCGTATACGATACCGCTTGTGCCGGTGCCGGTTGCGGAATTATTCGCATGACCGGATATATACGTATCATTTATATATAGATATTTGTGACAAATTTGTCCAAAGTTGATATCCATCATGGTAAAAGCGTTGCCGTACCCTTTATGACTCGTGATGAATAATTTGGGAACGAAGAAGCTATTAAAATTGTTTTCTTCTGCTGCTCCAGTTGTAGAATTATACTTACTAAATACCAACACAATACCATTTGGCTGGAGACTAACGGCTTCGGCCAAATTTATGGTATGATCAGCAGTCATATATCTAGTGCCTTCCCATAATATTTTTTGCTCGTGATAGACTTTACTAGATGCATCTGGAGTAAGGGTTGTTCGATACCAATCGTAATACGTCCAAACATTGTCCGAATTTCTAGTAATATCTCTTTCCCATACAGCGTTCGTGATGTTATACGGAACGAATCTTTGGCGTAAGTAGGACCACTGTTCACTACGAATTCCCTCACCGGTTGCCGACCACACTTCTAAACGTCCAGCTCTTGCTACGGGCATATTCGCTATGGTAGAAGCATTATCATTTCGATAAACCGCATAGCAACCAGTTTCCATATAGTTATTAAAATCTGCATTAGCAGGAATTTCGGGAAGTCTACCCATACCCAAAGCGTTACCATATACGGCGCTATTAAATTTACCTTCAAATTCAAATTCGGCGACGCCATCTAACTCGGCAGCTTTACCAAAGGCTACGCCTTTACCACCAGCTAAGAAGTCTACAACAAATCTCATACTAGTTAAAGTACCAACCGCATAAGAACTACCACCACCGTCGGTAACAGTAATATGTATATCATAAGACGATTCCGTACTTAAAGCATTCGAACCAATTACGTGAGAGACAGTACCGCTCGTTCCACTAGCAGTTACAGTAGAACTCGTCCATGTCGTATCCGAGGGCAATTTCCACTTGATCACTATTGAACTTACGGTTTGATCGCATTCCCAGTCAAATACGACTAGGCCGTTCGTGCCGTCATCTGCTGCAGTTCCGCTAGAGTCGCTTCTAACAATAGACACATTGGATATCCTTGGTTTTATATAAGCTATTTCCCATACTGCGTATAGTGTTATTCCTGCATTGGCCGTATAACTTGCACCAGACGCGTAAGATACAGTAGTTGCAGATGCTGACGTACCCCAACCTTTGAAATTATAGTTAGCTCTAGTAGGTTTTGTACTTGATAGAGTGAGGGCTACGCCATATGTTTTAGTCTGATTACCTGGTGCTCCTGAGCCGCCGTTTGCGTTATATTTAACGGTGTATGTGTTAGCCTTCCATACTGCATAAAGAGTTGCTGCAGCGTCTGTGGTGTAATTTGCTCCTGCTGCCCATGAAGCAGATGTTGCAGTTGATGACGTAGACCATCCTAAGAACGAGTAACCAGTCCTAGTAGGTTTTGTGCTGGAGAGCACGAGTGTTTGACCTTTCCATTTAGTCTGATTACTAGGTGCGCCTGAACCACCGTTTGCGTTATACTTAATCGTATAAGAAGTCCAAGCGGGGACAGTTACGTTGAATGTTACGTTCTTGGTAGCAGAATCGCCGTTATCAGTATTAAAGTTTCTAAAAGTAACTGTAATAGATTTAGTGGCCGATCCGTTACCACTTATCGAATATGTGCCTGTAAACGAGCCGCTACCACTACTTCTCTTCGTTCCATTAAATGCGCTTATCGTATGCGTAACGCCGCCAGAAGCAGCGGTCATACCATAATTGGTTTGTGCTCCGGAGTAATAAGTCTCCCAGGAAGCATTAATTACTACTTTGTATTGAGTAGCTGATGTTCTAGTCACGGTCCCCGCAGTTGCAGTGACATCTAAAGCGACACCAAATGGCGTCCATTTTGAAACAGTTGCCATTAACTATTGCCTCCCTTCCATATAAGTCCTAAATTTCCGTTAGCTCTGGCTTTCCAAACAAATCCGCCTTGTTGTAATTCTTCCTCTACGACCACTTTTTTTGAGTGGAACGATTGGTTAGTAAAATATGCTAGTACGACGGAACCTTCAGTAAACATCATTCGCGTGTTCGTAATACGCAGCTTGAAGTCACTGTCTAATTCTCCTAATTCTATACAAGGCTCGTCTTCGTACGTAGTGATCTGTATGTATTCGCCAAGTATGCCTAAATCGTCTACTGCTTGCTGCAAAATCGAAACAGTATTGTCAACATCGCCAACATCATCCGATAGTGTGGATAAGTCTTCAGAAATACGATTTACGGTATTTTGAATATTTTCCGTACTGAACACCCATCCCGTATCGGTTTGCGTCATGAGTGAAGTACCATTACCGTCCGTAACGAGCATGGATATACTATGCGATAACTGCTCGATAAGACTTTCCGCAGTCGTAACTCGTGAGCTCAATTCGGCAGACGATGTCTGTAGTTTACTCGTCTCCTCGTTAGTCGTCATATCTTCGGGGGCTGGCGACCATCTAGTTGGTTTGTTACCTATCTCCAATTTAGCGTTTTTAATTGTTCCGCCTTTCGTATAACCTCGCAATTCAAGATATGCTTTACTTACTGTAACTGTATATTGATCCGGGTTCGCATAGAATGATCGTAATATTGTGGGTCCTTCATTGGCAGACATGACACAATAGCCAGCGTAATGTCCTTTGAAACTGACTACTTCATCTCCTACAGAAAATAAAGAATTACCCGTGCCGAACACATTTGATGTAGCACTTATTCCAGAGCTATGTGTGCCATACCATGCCGTCATAGCTCCGGTTTCTGTATTTGTAAAGTTAAATGTGAAATATCCACCAGCTCTATTTAGAGTTTTATCAGGATTTTTATATATTTCAGATACATTAATATCGTAAGAGAACACTAAATATGAATTTTCGATACTTAATAGAAACGCTTTCGGATCATTAGTAATCTCTTCGCATAGCGTATACATCACAGTTTTTTCACTATATGCAAAATCTGTAGTATTATCAACGAGCAGTGTGTTGGATGTTCCGAGCAATAAATTTCTTCCACCTACTTCTAAATTCTTAACTTCTGTTCGAACTGTTGCAACGGTGGAGTTTATTCCCTCTGCTGTTTGATTAATTATACTGTTCATTTGTTCTGTGGTTGAATAATTATTAAACTTATCTTCCACAACCGTAGTTCTATTAGCCACCGATGTAATGTCAGTTTCTGTTTGCGAAACTCTAGTTTCAATGGCTCTATATTCGTCTTTACCAGTTAAATCTTCAGGAGCTGGTGTCCAGTCCGTAGCCATATTTCCACGTTCTATTTTAACGTCTTTAAAATATAGTATAGTACCGGAAGGAATCCCTTCTGTACCATAAACAGCAACATCGACGAAACCATTATATGATCCATTATCATAGTAATTTTCCGGTATCGCAGTGAACGTGATTTTTTTAGGATTATTATCCACTGTGAAAGTAGTATTTCCACGGTCGCATATATCCATATTAATTCGTACACTATCGCCGTTTGTATAAACTGTACTTGAAAATGTATAACTTTCCCCAGCAACACCGTTAAAACCTAATCTGTGCGCACGAGCAATAATCATTGCGTTAGGCGCATCTGCAAGAATAGTAACCACAAAACCATTAATGGATTTATCGAACGTATTTCTGGCATATGCGGTATTAGCTAAAGGCTCAATAACTACATTTTTATTAAATCCGAATAAATTTCTTCCGCCAATTTTGATATTGTCAACTTCTGTTTTTGTTGCGTACGTTTCGCTAACAGTCGTCTGAAATCCGCTAAGACTCTGTTCGAGTTCTGAATACTTTGTTGATAATTCCGTAGTGGTTTCACCAATTTCGTTTTTAGCAGTATCTATATCCTGCTGCCAAATTTTAGTATTGATTGCTTCGGTATTGGCCGCTATTTGAGTTCCTTGAGATGTAACTGTTTCGGATAATCCGTCAACAGATTCCGTAGTAGCCAAAGTAGTAAGCTTCGCCTCTAAAGTTTGACCCTCGTCATCCACTGTTATTTTGGTAGATTTAATAGTGTTAGTACTACCGTCGATTTCTTCAAATAAACTAACAATATCTAATTTACTAGCATGTATATTAGCGGTTTCGCTAACCATGTCGTTAACTATTATGTTATCGGGAATGCCGTTTTCGGTAATACCGTCTTCGCTAAATATAACATTCCCTTCCTTATCGCAAATGGTTACCGAGTAATTCCCAGCACCATCTTTACCGATCTGAACGCGAACCGTATCGCCTTCTTTAATTTGTAGACGATTGTCTGCTATTACGAAACTTCCGTCATTCGATTTGATATCGACTTTGTTGGTGTCTATCGAACCAGATTGGATTTTACTAGCATCGATATTCTGTATTTGCGCCGATTTAATCTGAGCGTCTCCGACCTGAGATATTACGCTGTTGGAGAATTCGGATGTTATATTGTCGGTTGTTATGACCTTACTAGTAATGGTTTCTATATCGCCAACCCTGGTCTTTAAATTTGTAATTTCGCCATTTACGGCTTCCAAATTCACAGCGCCAAGCTCTTCAATCCTTCCTTCTGCTGCAGTCAAGCGTTCTTTTATATTTATGTTGTCGGAGTAAAGAACACCTACGTCTATCTCTATCGATTCCAGAGTACCGATTTGCGCATACTTTAGGTCCGCTTCATCTGCTGTTAACTTTTTCGTTAACGTTTCTTCAGCAACTTTTAACTTTTTATTAACTGTTACGACATCCGTTTCCAATGTTTCTACGCGTCCATTCGTAGCCGTCAAGTCTTTTGTATCTACTTTATCGCTAAGAACAGTCCCCATTTCAACTACACTGTTAGTTAAATCGGTTACATTTTTATGGATAACCGTTACGGTTGCTGCTCCTTGGCTTACAGACTGTCTGTCTAGGTTCGAAGTAATAATCGCGGCGTGATTTTTAATCGTCACTATTACTCTATCGCCTTTAATAACCTCTACTGTTTCCGAGACAGGTAATTCCGTATATGCACCGGTTGCGCCATCTAGTTTTACATATACTTGCCCGGCTTCGATTTTACTTACAGTTCCATATACAGTGCTCTCTTTTTTAACATTGGAGGTATCGTTTTTTGACATCTTTACAAATTTAGATATAACATCGTTTGACAAACTCACGATTCGTTACCTCCATAATTTATTAGTGAACACCGCTTTCTCAGAAACCTGGCAGCCGGTCTTACATTTAATATTTTGATATATTACTTTAGCTTTTATATTTCTTAATCCAGCACGCTCGTAATTCAGCATTATACAATCCCCTAGTTTCACGGGGCAATAACCGTGAGTATAGGAAATAGTGTACTCTACTGATGAAAGCGCACTTAATAAATCCTCGGCGTACTTATCGACTACCGCTTGGGTAGCTTCGCCGTGAATATCCGGATTAACTGCTCTATGAATTATGCGCCTGCCTCTATTGATTATTGATGTCGGACTATTAGGGTCGTTATTTTCGATCACGGATATTATATTTTTATCTTTAGTCGAATATACAACCTCAACAACATTCGGGACGCCATATAAATCATGATTAACCGATATCGAAGCGTCTAAAATAGAGCTGTTGTCGTCCGTGAATGTCCATTTAGGTTGCATGTATTTAGCGTCTAATTTGGGTACGAAAGTTACTTGTCCCATTTCGTCAACTTCAAACTCGTATTGAGCTACACCAGTTTCGGTTATAGTAAAATAGTTGGTTATACCTTCGTCGTCAACATAACTAAAATATTTATTATTTAAATCGCTCCCATTAATCGCGGTAACCTCTTTGCCAAATGGGTAATCCACTTCTTCTTTAGTAATAAAATAACTATCAATCTTGCAGCAATATTCCGTTTGATCGTTTTCGGTATATACGTACAAAGGATATTCGGTAAATTGACCAAGATTTTCTTTTACTTCATTAACAGTAATAGGGGCAACAATGTCGTTTGTTTTTTCATATGAACCGTCATTGTTTTCAATTACTTTATAAAAATCGTAAGAATAGTTTACTTTATAGCATTTCGTAGTTGTGGCTACACCGATAAGATCTTTTAACATTGTCATGTAAGTATCATCGGTATCTGCTATGAAATCGTAATATAAAGTAGTCGAAGGAGTAACCGGTTCGGACACAGGACATCTAACATTATCTTTGGTTAAGCTATACGCCATCCCCATAACATCTGCGCCCTTCTTAATAAAATATCCGAAAGGCGGCGACTTCTCTGTTAACTCTAGCAACGGACTATACGCGTCCATTGAAACAGTACGTACTTTTCCGTCAAAGCTAGACGAAGGGGTTTGCACCAGGAAAGTACCAAGCGCATGGCGTTCCTTAAATCCATTTTGAACTGTTATCAAATATACTCGGATATAGCATTCACCAACAGATTCGGTTACATCAAAAGTTGCGGAAACTTTGGTGTCTGAATCATAGTCCCTAGTAATAGTACAGCTTTTAATGTTGTCTAATTTACGTTTGTCTCTCCATGTAGCTGATTCAACCCCGGTAGTTTTTTCAGAACAAAATAACACATCTACCGAAGCATCGCCCTCGCCGTCTGTATAGTTGTAAATCGTTAAGCCGTCTTCCGTTGTGTCGATAATTTTAACGTCCTTGTCTTTTGGGTAGGGTATTTCGTTACCTTTTATATAACCATTATCTATAGTGTGAGTAATGGCATAATATATAGTGCGCTCGGTAATACCTACCGAATCAACTTCATAAAATTCGAAGTATTGTTGCATTGAGGCGGTCCAATCGACCATATTATTTACCTCCTTCTACCCTCGTGATGTTAAATGTTACTGGAACCGTTAAGTCCCTATGCTTTAACGGAAACGTCACTTGTACATTCGCCCAGTAACCCATTCCCGAAGGTTCTCTAACGTATACGTCGCCCATCCATTTTGAAAGGCGATGTAACTTATATATGGTTTCAGTATCATCTTTACGGATTACTGCGTTCCACGTAGCGGATTCGCCGACATGGGTACCGTAATAACTGACAGGATTTTTACGTCCCGCATATTCCATAAACGCTACGTCCGGAGATATCTTCGGTTGCACGTCAACATTATACGGAAAATTAAGTACAGTTCCTTCGTAAGTAATATCTTCGTCTGTAGAGTCCTCATCGATTATGCCGCAGTCTTCTCCCCATTGAATAATAATCGATTTACATCCAACGGGGTATCCCGCTATATCGGCGTATAAAGTCAAGTCAGTTGCGGTATTAATAGCAACGACTCTATAACGAGCATAATCCAGCGCAGGATGCGGGTCGATTACCCACGTATTAGATAAGTTGTCGATATCGCCAGCTATTAATGTAAACGAGCCGTCGTATTCCCGTCTGTATACATATAGAGAAATATTTTCGACTAATTCGTCGTCTCTATCGGTACAATACGGCCGTATGCTAGCCGTATATCCCTCAGTGTCTACCGAGATTTCAGCATCAACCGTATAATATTCCGGTTGGTCCCACGTTAAAACTGCCGTGAATGATTTGGATACCGTTAAACCAGAATCCATAGCAACCGTGCAAGTAATAATGTAAGATGTATCGGAACTTAAGGTGGTTTCCCCAGCAGATATACTAATGTCAACTTTATTATCCGTGATAAAGCTATCGTAATGTTTGGAATATATAACTTCCCCTTTTGCTATCCTAATCGTATCGCCAAAATTATTTACGACGCTGTGCGTACGGTTGGCTTTTATTTCTACATGATAGCCAATTGCATTCTGCGCGTCTGGACCAGCAACAGCTTCGATATAAAGGGGTAATTCTTCAATATTGTAAGTAGTGTCGGCGGTTAACTCATCTCCAGCCCTATTTCGCAGTGTTAAAGTGGGATTCGTATATACTTCGAGAGTCCTAACTGCTGACCATTCACCGAACGATCCGGTCTCCTCTGCTGTTCTAACGCGCCATCTAATGCGACAACCGTTTTCGCATACTATATCGTATTCGCTACGGTCGTTTTCGCTTAATTGACTCAGTATGCATAGAGTATAGGAATGTTGAGTATATTCTTCTACTTTATTATTTCTATCCATATGTACTATGGTAGGAATTATTTTTCTTACGAAACCGCTACCGCTTCCATCATCTACATACAAATCTATCTGCGAATATTTTGGGTACTTTTGTTTATTATTGGTATTATTTCCACCGGTTTCGCTATTGGTTTCAATTTTTTGATTATGAATCCATTTTAAAGTAATCAGTTCGTTAAGTTCGTATCTGGCTTTATCAGTAAAACTAGTCGGCGATAAAGGAGCGCCATCAACGTGCGTGCATGACGTCTCTGACCACTCCGATTTATTACCGTTGTTTTGACCATTAGTGGCCATAATGCGAACATACCAATATCCTGTAGTGACACCGTCTCTCAATATAGCCGAACACGAAGTTATGCTCTGTACGGTATATTCTTTTTTGACGCTATCTTCGCCAGCATTATCTGGATCATCGAAACATTTTAAATCGTTAGTGTATTCGACAATATAACCAGTCGCCGACGGAACTGCATCCCAGGCAATTTCAATAGAAGAATCATCCGCTCCTAATTGGCATTTCGTCATCGTAGGCGGCTTGGGAGCTATGGCTATTTTTTCGGAGTATTGAGTCCACGCGCTTACTTTTTCTGCTTTGCATGCTCTAGCACGTATCTGATATACAGAGCCAAGCTCTACAGTGACCTGAGTGCTAACGTAGCTAGCTTTTTTAAGGTCTACCGCTACTTTAATTACGTTAGAAAGAGGAGCACCATCTTTAATCAAATTAAATTGAATCGAGGTTGCGTTAAGATCCTCAGTAATATTAGATAACGAAATTGTTATTTTTTTGGTATCAATACTGGTGTCGTATTCCCAGCCAATATCGCCAACAGAAGGAACCTTAGGCGGGTTTTTACTGAACGAATAAGTCTGTCTAGTTGACCAGGCCGAATTCGTCCAGTGTGATACTTCCCTGCCTTTAGTGTTCTGGTATGTTTTAGAAATCGGCTTAACTCTGACGCGCACACTAGTAGCTGCATCACTAGCTTGAAACTCGGCGCCATAATTAGAAACGCCGCTAGTAGCTTCTATAGTTTGCGTAGTGTAGTGCCAGTAGTTATTATAATACTGCGACCATTCGACACTAAATTCTTTAGTATTGGGTTTTGACCACGACCAAGTTGCATATACATCTCTATCACCAGCATTAGTCTGTAAGCCTATTTTAAGACCACTAACTTTGGTGTTAGTCGCGGACACAGTGGTTTTATCGCCGCTTAGCTTGAGGACTTGCCCTACATATATCTTATCGGGGTCCGCAATATTGTTTAATTTTACCAAGGTATTGACAGTTGTTTTATAATCTAACGCTATTTGGCTAAGCGTGTCTCCCCATTTTACGGTATATGTAGTAGCCATTATTAAGTCCTCCTTGCCATATTTACTGCTCTTATGATTGTATTAAATGCTTCCTCAACTTCTTGGTCGCCAGTAAGACTTACGTTACCAATGCTATAGGAAGCGGTTTCCATTTGTTTTACATCTTTACGGAGTGCGTCTATAGCCGAAACTATATCTTCGTTTGCTCCATTTTGATTATATCTGCTCATTAACGCGCTGATATTGCCGACATTTGCCGACACACCGAGCGTGGTAGAATTGAACAGACCATTTATAACTCCTGCACCAGACTTAACGTCAGTTAAATCCAATACAGGTCGAATAGTAGGTTGCGAATCGATATCGTTAGTAATTATATCGCCGAGTTTATTTATAGTATTGCATAGTCCTTCTTTAGCTGAGTTGGCCATTTCAGAACTCATACCATATGCTTTATCAACGTTTTCGGCTATACCATTAACGAAACCAATACCAAAGTAATCACCTATCTCAACACCAACCCGTGAGGGAGAATGTTCTTTAAGTTCCGCTTTGGCTGCTTCTGCTGCGGCTGCCGCCATCGACCTAGCTGCCTTGGTAGCAACTGATTGATTCAAACTAATACCATTCGCAAATCCTGATACTAGGTTTTTACCAGCAGTTTCGAACGAACTTTTCTTTTCACCTATAGCGTCAACGCAAGCATCGAGCGCTGTTTTGCATGCTTTAGTCGCAGACGATGTATTACCTTCGATACCCTTAACAAATGCTTCAATCGCTTCTTTTCCGGCTTTCTTAAGATCATCTTTAATGTCCGTAGCCATTTGCTTAATTGCTTTAGTAAGCTCTTTAATTGCATTTGCCACTGACTTGATATTGCCAGCATTTATACTCGCTATCTCTTTTACTTCGTCCACCGCCTTAGAAGCCGCGGATATAGTATCGCCGCTAATTGCTTTTACAGCGTTGAAGTATTCCTTCAACTTCGTTCCGAACGATTTTAAATTAGTACCAAAGTTTATGATATTTTTAGAATCTTTCGGAGCAGTTTTAGCCATTTCAGCCAATGATTTAGCTGCGCTAGCTGCTGCTTTAACATTATCGGGGTTAATATCACCCACTTCTTTAGCGAATCCGGCTAACCCTTTACCCAAACCCGGAAGTTTGTCTGCGAATTTACTTACTGAGTTTTCGCCGCTAAACCAAGCTTTGATACCCCCTTCGGAGGGAATAACCTTAACCATTTTTGCTATCGATTCGCCTGCGATAGCCGCTGCGGTTACGTTATCTTTGTTTATATCCGTTACTTTTTCCGAGAAACCGGATAAACCTTCTCCTAACTTAGGTAATTCGCCGGCGTATTTCGAAACACTTTGCTCGCCCGAAATCCATTTTTTGAGACCACCTTCGGATGGGATTACTGCGACCATAGCCGCAATATCTTTAGCTGCTGCGGCTGCTGCGGTAACACTTTCCGGAGTAATACCAGCAGTTTTATCAGCGAAACCTTTTATTCCTTGACCAAGGGCACTTAAATCGGTACCAAATTTGGACACGCTAGATTCGCCCGAAATCCATTTTTTGAGACCACCTTCGTTAGGAATAACGCTAGTCATCTCGGCTAAAGTTTTGCATGCGGTTGAAGCGGCACTTACAGCTTCGCAATTGATGCCTGTAACAGCTTGGGCAAAACCTTTTATTCCTTGACCTAATGAAAGTATATCGGTACTAAACTTCGATAACGAGCTTTCGCCACTAAACCAAGCCTTAACACCGCCTTCCTTAGGAATAACGTTAGTCATTTCAGCTAATACCTTAGCTGCTTCGGCGGCTGCTATAACTGCTTCGACAGAAATGCCCGAAGTAGCATAAGCAAAGCCTTTAATACCATTACCCAAAGCGGGGAGTGAATCTGCGAAACTGGTTACACTGTTTTCACCAGTAAACCAAGCAACGACACCACCTTCAGAAGGTATAACACTAGTTAATTCTGCTAATGCTTTACCTGCATTGACGGCCGCAGTTACTGCTACCGGATCAACTCCTGCTGATTCTATGGCAAAGTCTTTAATACCACGACCTAATCCAGCTAATTCGCTAGAGAAGGATGCGATATTATTTTCGCCAGTAAACCAAGCTACTACACCACCTTGGTTAGGTATATTATTCGATAGCTCAACAATCGATTTTGCTGCACTTACAGCGGCGTCCATACTGCCGTCATCGACTAAACCAGATACCTCAGTAGCGAAACTCTTAATTCCCCTACCAAAACCGGCTAATTGTTCGCCAAATACGTCCATGGTGTTATCGCCAGAGAAGAACGCGATTAAACCGCCAGTATTCGGCAAGTTATTGGCAAGTTCCGAAAGCGACTTTGCAGCGGGTATTACATTTGCAATAGCTTCAGTGTCGACGTCCACAACAGTTTTTGAGAATTCAGCTAAGCCTCTACCAAAGGGTACGAGCATTTCGCCAAAATCACTTATGTCATTTTCGCCAGCAAGCCAGCCTACAAGACCGCCGCTATTCGGTAAATTATGGGCTAATTCTGATAAACATCTAGCCGCATTAGCGGATGCTTCTACGGCAGCGGTATCAATCCCTTTTACTATTTCGGAGTATTCCTTTATTTTCGGCGCAAATGAAACAAGTTCGTCACCGAAAGAAGATATCGACGATTTACCAGTAAGCCAGCTAGCGATCGATTCCAAAATATTCGCACCGGTCAACGCTAAAATAACGCTAACTAAGTTCTTTGTGCTGGTCAGAACGGATTCGTCTACATTTTTTATTCCTTCTATGAATGCGGTCGCATTATTCATAAATCCGGACAGGTATTCGCCTATCTGCGGTAATGTCGATGCTGCTCCAGAAGCCACACCGCCAATGATTCCGCCTATGAACTTACCGATCGCAACACCAATGATGCGAAGGAATTCGCCGCCGCCTTCTACGAGTTCACCTAAATAAGGTATTTTATAAAGTAAACCGAATGCCGCTAATACTAAAGCTAATTCAGCGACGACAGCGCCCATATATAGAACGCCTTGCATAGCTGCTTTACCTAAAATTTTCAAAGCAGCCAACATGACCATGAAACCGCTCAGTTTTAATACTACTGTTAATAGACTGTTCAGCGTTTCAGGATTAAAGTTAATTTTGCTAAATATCTCCGGTAATTTATCAATTATCGTTTGTATAATACCGGCGATTATATCTATTAAATAACCTACAATTTGAGGTATAAATTCTGCGATAGACGCTAATACTTCCGTGAGTACGACAAGTAATGTCTGTACAATTCTCGGAACATTATCTACTATTACTTCGCATAGCTCGACTATAAGAACGCTTATAAGTTCTGCTAATTTTCCGACTGCGTTTATAAGCAGCTCTATTATAGAAACAATGAGGAGATCAAGTATTTTGATTATGCCGGCTACTATTAGACCAGCAGAACCGATTATACCTGCAAGTACGCCAACTAAAGCTAACAAACCTGCAGCTATATACTTAAATCCCCAGCCCATTAGAGCCAACGATACGCTTATACCGAGCGCCGCAGCGGCAAAGAGAGCCATTGCTCCAGCAATTGTTACTAGGGAAGGCGCTAATGCTTTAAGAGCCCATGCGGTTCCTATAAAAAGACCGAATGTTACAACTAATGTTCCTAATGCCGCTAATAACATTGGGAACGGAACTAACGCCAGTGCTATTAAAGCAGGTGTTAATATATTTAAGGCAGCGGCCATTATAACCATAGCCGTAGCAGCTAGTATCATGCTAGTTCCGCCTTTTTCTACACCTTGCGTCATCTTTACCATCACTATTAATGCGGCTGAAAATACGCCTAACACACCAAGAAGACCGCCTATACCTTGTAACATGGCTTGCCACGGCATTACACCCAATAGTAATAATGTGGGTAATACCATGTTTAGTACGGCTATCATTATAGCTATAGCGCCAGCGCCTGCTAACATACGTTTTCCAGCATTATCGCCTAGCAAACCAAAAGCCACTTCAACGCCGCCTAAAGCGATTAATATGAGAGCTAATCCGCCAATACCTTTCAATATAATTTTGAACGGGATAATACCAAGCATTAACAACATTGGCATTACCGTCCATAAGGTAGCAGCCATTATAGCTACTGCCCCAGCGCCTGCTAACATTGTCTTTCCTGATTTGCCGAGTCTGGATAAACCTATTTCGACGCCCATCATTGCCGCCAATATCATAGCTAAACCGCCAATACCTTTGAGTATGATCGGGAACGGAATGATACCTAACAATAATAATGTAGGTATTATCATGTTTATTGCGGAAGCCATTATAGCTACTGCGCCAGAACCAGCAAGCATTGTCTTTCCGGACTGACCGAGTCTGGATAAACCTATTTCGACGCCCATCATTGCCGCTAAAAGTATAACAATACCGCCAACTGCTCTAGCCCATGCGTCCCATTCCATACTTCCGAGAACCTTAAGCGGAACTGAAAGAATCAATAGCGCAAACGCCATCGTAACCATGCCTTTGATTTGGTTAGTGTATTTTATAGACATTTTGTCGTTGCCTTGCTGCAGAGTCTCTTTACTAGCTATTTGGAACTTAGACAAAGCGATCATTACGCCGGTCATTGCAGCAAGTAATATCGTAGTTGCCGTCACGCCCTTAATTAGCGTATCAACATCCAAGTTGCCCATTCGTTGAATTACCCAGGTCATACCCAACAACGCAACCATCATTGACACCATGGTGTTTATGCTTGCTATCGAATCTGTAACACCCTTTATGGCATTAACAAACCCGCCTTTGCCGTCTTTGACCATACTGGCTTTACCTATTTTGCTCATCATAGCGAACATAAACAGTAACTCGCCAAATGCTAAAGTAATTGCGGCTAAGGATTTCTCTAATTTATCCGCCGGAATAAACGCTAACGCAATTAATGCTAAAGTTAATATACCGATAGCATCTGCGATTTTCTTTAATGTGCCAGCGTTTATATTTTTCGATAATGCTCCAAAGTATTGGCTAACACTTTCGCAAACATTTTTAATTGTTTTAACGAGACCCGACCCACCAAGTAAATCTACAATTTTCTTTACTAGCATGCCAAGTCCGACTAGAATACCGCCGTCAAGCAATTTGCTAAGCATTTCGAATAAACCGCCTACGTCGCCTGACATAATAGCAGAACCGATACCTTTAAAGATATTGACGATGCCTTTAACTAGACCTACCGCCATGCCTTTAATTCCGATCAATAAAGACGATATTATTTTAAAGAATTCGCTATTTTTAATAGCAGAACCAAGGTTCTTGAATGCCATTTTGAATCTTTCGCCGAAATCCGTAGACGAGTCAGCAAGTTCTGCTAACTTAGTGCTTATACCGTCTAACAGTCCGGAAAATATTTCTAACGGACCGCATTCGAAGCCTTCGACTAATGATTGTACGAGAGTGCCTAGAATCGATAATATAAATTTAATAGTTTTACCAACTACTATGAATGCATTTTTGATAATTTTAGTTTCTTTTATGAAATCGGCCAATGAGGAAAGCATATCGCCAACTATTGCTAGTAAGCCTAACAGTCCATCAGCTAAACCGTTAGAATCTTCGGTAACTATTCCTATAGCCGCGCCAAAGCCTTTAAATATTTCTACTACTATACTAAGTACGGAGAAAACGCCTTTGAAAACACGTTTTAGATTTTCCGCCGTTCCTTCTGATAGTATTAAGCTTTGAGTAAAGTTTCTTATTCCCTCAGTGAAACTTTTAAGTCCTTCGGAAGTAAGCGGATTAAATATCTCACCCCAGGCTTCTTTAATTGGCGCTATGAACGAGCCTATTGCCTTAACGAGATTGCGGAAAGTTTCGATGATGTCATCTCTACCGCCCATTACTTTCCAGTTTTCAAGTAATTCGTTACGAGCGTCCGCAGCTTTTCCGATTAAACCACCCAACGTGTTGTTGAGTTCGGACATAAACTTTTTGGCTTCTTCGAAGTCACCGACAATAATTTCCCAAGTTTGAGCCCAACCAGATTGTGCTGCTTCTTTTAATGTATCGTATAATTGACTGAGGGTCTTAACTTCGGTCGCTGCTTGCGTAGCTTTTTTGCCAATTTCCGTATTCGTATCGGAATACTTTTTTAAGGTTTTAGTAAGAACTTCAGATGTCATCCACTGTTCCTGTAACGAATCGTTAAACATCTTCGTCGCAGATATGGTTGTGCCCTTAAGGGTCTTATACATGCCGTTCGAAGTCTTAGTTAACTTACCTTCGGCTACGGCAGTCTCAAGTAACTGATTCTTGAAATCTACAGTCGCCATATTAGCGTTTTCGATAGATTTCCAGTCAATTAATTTAACATAACCAGATGACATCGCTTGGGCAAAGTTATACATAGCCCTAGATGCTTCGTTAGCGTTTGCGCCTGAAATCGCAGCTACGTTAGCGACACCTTGGATAGCGGATACAGAATCGTCAAGACTAACGCCGGCGTTGGTGAATTTACCGATATTCGAAGTCATATCTTGGAACGAGTATATGGTCTTATCCGAATATTCGTTCAACTCTTGTAACTTCTGGTTAACCTTTTCCATGCTTTCGCCAGTACCAGCCATGATGGTTTGAATTGAGCCCATCTTAAGTTCGTACTCGCCGAAACCAGCTTTACTTGCAACGCCGCCAAATAACTCGCTAAATGTGCGAGGAAGAACTGTAACTAACGGATAAATTAACTTATTATTAATCCAATTAGCTATATCAAACTCACGAAGCCATTCAGCTCTGCGTCTTACGTCATCTAAATCCTCGCCTAATTTAGATAGTCCACCATTTTTGCTGGAGATGGAATTTAAACCGTCTAAATTTTTATTAAGTTTATCGACCGAATTCATGGTAGTGGTAACGTTTTTCTCGAACTGCCTGTTATCAAACTGCATCTCGACAACTTTACGGTCAATTACATTACTCATACTTTAGTTACCTCCTTCCATGCGTTATTTGCTATTTCATCAAAAATAGGCTGGACAACAGGATTAATATAATCTCGACCCTGTACCCAACCTCCTGTTCCTGTTCCGTGCCCATACTGCAGTATGATAGCAATCGGAATTCCATTTTGAACATTTGAATTTAAAAAAGAGAGTGTTACTCTCCCTTCAGTGTGTTCTATCTGGTAATACCACGAAGCCGCAGTTTTACCAGTATCGACAGGGGTCGCAGACGCAAGGGCTGCAACGCCTTGTTTACCATATTTATCTAGTCCGCTCAAATGAGCTCTTCCTTTTACTCGTTCTAGATAACTGGTTAGTTTGGAGAAGTCGCCCTTTTGTCTGAACTTGATCATGTGTCGTTCCCCTTAAATTTTTGTAGTGTATTTTAGCGAAATCCATCCTGTTCCGCTCTTTAATTTGCCCCAGCCTTCTTGTTCTTTCACTATAGTGAAGACTCCTTTTCCTGTGTATTCACCAGTCTTACTATATTTGGTCCCTGGTCCTTTTCGTATGTTTAAATCTTTGATATCTACTTTTACTTTATATGGCACGCCAGTTAGTTTAGCGTTTACCTCCGATGCTATTTGGCCGTGACGCTTGTATAAGTAGTCTCCGGGGCAGGCTTTGTTAGCAAACCATCTATGAACCGTCATGTTCTGTTTTTCAGGTCTGCCTATTAGATTTCTGTTAGCTTTCCATTTAAGCTGTTCGATACCATTACGCTTACATATGTCTACTAATAACTCGATTAGAGCAGTATAAGCCGCTTTAGTAACTTTGTATGGGTGCTTGGCTTCAGACGCCACTTCTATGGTAATCGCTCGATGGTCATTCGAACGACTGGAGGTGCACCATGATCTGTCTTTTTCCTCTACACCCATACCAATTGACCCATCATAACCGATGGCATAATTGCAAGAAGACCCATTCTTGGAATCGGCCTTAGTGAAATTACTCAAATTTAAAAGTTCCTTTGCTGTAAACTGACCGACAGCACAATGGATGCTGACCGTGTCAATTTTATGATTTCTAGGACTTGTCTTATTAGGACTAATCTTCGTATAACTCACCAAAGGACTGTTACTCATTTAAATCATCCTTTCTTGTTGTTTTTAACTTGTGCTATGACTTGAGTAACCTTATCGTAGCCGACCATAGAGCATAGCCAGCTTAATACCGCTAAGATAGCGATATATACAATAGAATGTGAAGTGAAACCCAGATTATTTAATACGACATATCCAACGCCAATACCTATAGCCAGAACGAATGATACTATGCCAGCTACGATATTAGAGTGGTACTTCACTTCAAGGTCGTTTAAGATTTTCTTAACTGCTTCGGTCATAAGACCAGCAAAGGTTGCCGTTACGAACAACCCTAGCATGAAGATTTCAAAGTTAATCATATAAATCACCCTTTTGAATTTAATTGTTTTCTGCGAGCAGCATTTAACTCAGCGTAACGATTAGCAGTAGCTTGGCTATTTCCTTTCTTTTTCTTAGGAGGTTTGTTTTCAATATTACAAACTCGTATTAATGTAAGTAACCGATTTAAATGCCACTTTTCGTACTGAGGAGGTATATTCAGCGCTATCATCCAATAATAAATAAGCTCGGATGTTACAGTTTTGCGAGATCCCTTTTTGCCATCATTGTCATAAACTTTGGTAGCTGTCATAGGATTCTTAATGTATTCGTTAATCTCGGCAAAATTCTCATTGGTAAGATAGTTATATGTCTCGGGATCGACGTTTTGTGTAATTGTCATGCATTTAATATAATCAATGACTTCCTCAGTCGTTTTATCATTGTTAGTAAGAAATGCTTTATGCCATTTCGATTCCCATTTTGAAAGTGAGACGAGGGAATGCTCCAGTTGCAACGTTTGTTCTTTTCTACTAACGAACTCTTCCTTCTTTTCATCCCATAAGTCTATGGCAGGTATGGTAATTCGAAGCATATCCCTCATCCCCTTCTGTGTTTTCTAATTTATTTCTGTTGTGAAGCAAGTTGTTTGCTCATATCGGCAGGAACGATGCCGTTAATGAATGCAGAAGCTGCATCAGCATTAGTAGAAAGTTCCATAAAGATAGTAGAGTATGCTTCAGTTTGCTCGAACTCAGCTCTAACTTCGTCGTTCTTGATAAAGCGCCTACCGTCGGGACTCTTTACGCCGTAAGCTTTAAGTACGAGTTCTTTGAAAATTTTGATAATTGCGGGCATGTCTTGCGCACCTACGATTCTCTTGATCATTTCAGCGAGACCGCCAGTAGTGCCCATTTCCATTTCCATAATTTCAGCTTTAGTTAAATTGAAGTGGAAATCTTCAGTTCTTTCAACGCCGTTATAATCGGTATAAGTTACAGTTTTCTTTAACATAGTTTAAAATTCTCCTTTTCTTTTAAAATTAAATAGGAGACGCCAGCCTACACTGAGTACGTCTCCTTAAATGTTATTTGGTTAAGTTATTAAGTAGCGTCAGGGAATAAAGCAAGAACTTCGTCAATGCTGGGAAGTTTAGCTGCTACTGCAGGGGTTGTTACAGTTTCTCCTTCCATAACTGCTGCGGTTCCGTAAAGTATATTTTCTAACTCTCCAAGTTTAGCAGCGTCTGCTTTAGTGCTATCAATTACAAGATGAGCAGTAGCTTTGGAAAGAGCTGCGTTTTCAACAGGAGTAGTAGAGAAATCCCAAGACATGGTTTCGGGTTCGTTTTCTTCGCCAATGGTTTGGTTAGATTTTTCCGATACACCGGCAAGCGCGTTATAAACAATATGGATTTTGTATCCATACTTGGTACCTTCGGTGTCGTTGCCAATTAAACTGCGATAAGTGAAACCGAAAGGTTTACGTACTTGTTGAGTTGCGAATACGCCGGGTTTAACCGCTACTTGTCCGAGGCATACAGCAAAGCTATCGGGATAAGTATATGCTTCAATGCTACCGTTGAAATCTTCGTCAGACATGATTTCTAAGTATTTGTGGTTGTTGGCATATAAGGGAGTAGCTTCAGCACCTTCGGGAGATTCAGTAACATTAACTAAACCGTTCCAAGCTTCACCATCGCCATATGCGCCACTAGCGCCAGTCTTAGGATATACTACACCACGATCGACGCCGGTTTCATATAACTTCTTAGTATCTTCATCCCATGCAAGTTTAAAATTTGCCATAGTAGTTTTATCTCCTTAATTAATAATATAAAGTAAATACAAAGTGATATAGATTTTCAGCGATATACGGACGATCAAATCTACACATCGGGAAATGCTTAATAATATCGTCATATATAGGGCTGTCTGGATCGTAATCGATCACAGTTACCTCGTATTTTTTAGTAGAGGTATAAGTCATATTGTCTGCGTACGTTTGATCTATAGCAGCTAACTGATACCTAATACAAGGGTATTTCATTCTTACTGACTCAGGGGGATTGTAATACACGTTTCTAGTTCCGAGGATATTACAGAATTCCTCATGCAGTTTAAGCCTGCTTGCCATTGTATACACCCCCTAAAGTAAGAATCAGTCTTGGATGCTTGGGTTCAACACTCGAAATCTTCCATTTAGCACCCATGATTTCGACGTATTTCATGGAGCTGTAATGGTTAAGTACGTATGAATCGGCTATGATGCTGATTTGTCCGCTAAACTTCAAGTTATCATTGGTGCTCTCAGAATTTTCAGACATATTGCTCGGCATGCGGAGAATGTCCCCCACCGCAAAGTGCTCCACAATGTCCGGAGACCAAACGCCAGGACTGATTTCTTCTATCTCGGCAGCATAACCGATAGGTCCATAGAACTTAGCCATAATTATTCACTCCATTTTGATTTTTTAGATTAACCAGCAGTAGCTACAGGTTCTTCAAGTGCAATTGCAGAGAAGGGTTCGGTTAATGAACCTGAAAGTCTGGTTTCCAAGAGATATTTATATTTGTTGAAGTCGATATCGAAATCTTCAAACTTGGTGAGTTGACCACCCTTAGCGCAACCGAAAGTATAGTCAGCAAGGTTAACGAAGAGACCAAGGAGTTTCTTGTTACCAGCTTCGGTTTCTCTGATTTGACCTTCGAGTTGTTCGATTTCTACGATTTCAGCAACGTTAAGAGCTGCAGTAAGGTCAGCCTTAGAATTGTAGATGCGTCTACCGTTTAAGTCACGAGCAAGGAGCATTACGTTTACAAGGTGAGGAGTGCAGTAAAGGGTGGGAAGACCAGTGCCTTTGAACTTTTCTCTAGAATAGAGAGCTGCAGTGATGATAGCTTCAGAGTAAATGTAGTTTTCACCGAAGTTAGCACCAGTGTTGGTACCTTGAAGTTCTGCTTTTGCTTTAGCGATGTCTACGTCACAGTGCATGCAGTAGAAATCTTCATCGTGATAGATTGAACGAATGTTAGCTTCGTGAATCTTATCGGGATCAGTCTCTTCACGACCATCACCAATTAATGCTGCTAAAGCAAGGGTTTCATACATCTGGTCGTTCATGACTTTGAGTTGGAAAGCAGTTACGTCCCAATCGATATCGATGATGTCGTCTCTGTGGAGTTCATCTTTGATATAAACAGTTTGAGGAGAGGTTTCTCTCTTCAAGAGTTTGATTTGGTTCATAATTTCTTTCTTGTCGCCTTTCTTTTGGTAACCTTTAGCGTTGAGATCAACTGCTCTAGCGTCAGCTTTACGGGTACGAATCTTAGAGAAAGGACTCTTATGGATCTTGTTGATTACCTTCATAACCCAACTTTGGTCAAAGTCTCTGATGATTTCAGGCGCACCAGGATTGATGAGATGGGGTTCAGGGAAGAGTAATGCAACAGTTTCAGCGTCAGATTGGTCAAAAGCGTGAGCTAATTCTTCGTTGTCGCTGATGTACATTTGGATAGCAGACTTTAAGCTAGCAACACCGGGTTGTTTAGCAAGAGCGATAATCGCTTCTTTGTCAGCATGGGTAAGTACTGCTTCTTTCTTGGTAGCTTCGTTGTTATCGAATACATTGTGCTTCATGGTTTCGTTTCCTCCTTCGGAAGTATCATTGTCCGTTTTTTTGTTTTTGTTTTCAGTGTCTTCTATTGCCTTCGCAACGAATGCGTGTAATAGATCTTTTTGTTCGTCGTTGAGAGTGTTATACACATCTTCGACGGTCTTTTCAGCGGCTTCATCAGCGTGTTGTACTTCTTCTGCCACTTCAGTGGGTTGTGTTTCTTCTACAACTTCAGGGTCAACCTGTTGGCTGTTTTCTTCACCTTCTTCAGCATGTTCGAGGTTGCTTTCGAGGTTAGGAATATCAAGGGGTTCCCCGTTGAATATGATTGCTTCTTCCTCTTCGTCAGCACCTTCGCCATGCTTAACAACGGTGTCGATAAGTGCACCAGGATTTGCTCCTGCTAAGACGAGGCTTACTTCACGGATTTTACCATGCGTAACGCCGCGCTTATTGTCATGCTTAAGCTGGTTAGCACAGATAGAAAGTGAACAAATATCGCCATGTAAAACAATTTTCTTGGCTTCTCGTCCGCTTTCGGTATCGTTGAACATACAGTATGCATACATTCCGCCGTCGCGACTATGTAACAATGCTTTACCTAAGATGTTATGCACATCGTTGTGTTGATGGTTCCACACAAGAGGAACTATATCACCATCATGATGTTTAAACGCATCAGGTAAAATGGTACGGCCGTCAGAACATAATTTGTTGCTGCATGTCGCCCACCCAGCGAAATCGTAGTTGTTTACGCTAAGCTCCATTTTGATTTTCTCCTTCTAAAATTGGTTCTTCAGTCACCTCTTTAACTGGTGTAGGTGCCTCGCCTTCCGGATGGCTTATGTTACTGTTGATAAGTTTGTCCGCCTTGGGATCGGTTGAAGGCTTTCTACCCATGATTTGCCTAATCTCATTCTTAGTTAAGATCTCATTTCTAGTTAACGTGTCTGCAGTTTTAGCAAGTTCAGAAGCAGGCATAAGAGCAAAGGGATCTCTGAAGTAGGAAATCGACTGGTTCTGTGACCGAGCAGTTTTGGTTAAAAATTTTCTTTTGAATTCGTTAACAATAGCCATTACCATAACTTTTACGGTGCGGTTAGTATAGTTAAGCATTGTTTTTTCGTCTGCGGTACCATCTAATATCGACTGATGAAACGATAACTGGCTGTATAGCATGCTCGTTAGGTATTCAATCTGCTTCAATAGATTGTTCTCTACAGGTCGGTTCAATTGAGTGATACGCTCAGTACCGTCGGTATAAGCAATACCATACTTAGAACCGGACAATTGCACTTCTATATCTTTACGCCTTTTTTCGGCTTGTTCACGTCTTGCCTCTGATTTAACAATGTATGGTAACTGGATGATTAAATCCAATTTACCCGAACCGCTTTGCTCATCTATTGCGTCCAACAATGTTAATTTCTTAACAAGTCGTTTCATAGTTGAGTTCGGTTCGTTCATGACCGCATAGAACGGGTTCTGGATGATAGCTACGCTCTCTTTAGGGAGTGTGACATCTTCATGCTTACCCGTGCGATCATTATAAAGTTTTATTTTTACGTGACGAGGATACCATTGAATAATTTTGCCGGTTCGCATAGTCTTAATATCATACGATCCGGTTTTAGTGGGATCAACGTCAGTATCCACAGGGACCACCGCAACGACACCTTCATCAATCATTGACATAACAATATCTTGTATGAAGTCTTTATGCGTTTGGTCTATGTTAGCTTCAGTGTTCAAACAGTAATCTAATCCGCTCTTATAGTAGTCATTAAATCTACCTTCTTCGTCCAATACAACATGGCGAATATCCACATCTGCGACATCTAGAGCGATACGGTTTGTAATAGCGGTTACAACAGTCTTTTCGTTACCACCGCTAAGTCGGACTCTGTCAGGTCGCGTGAAGTAACTTTGACCGAGGTCCATGGTATTATAGTACATAGTGGGATCTCTGTTATTTACAAAGGCATTCCATCCATGTTTAATTCTGTCTAGTAATCCCATTTGGTGTTCTCCTTTTATTCAAAAGCATCTTTGTTAAGCTTATAAGCGATATACGCGTCCATCATTGCTGCAACAGCGTCGATTTTCTGGTCATAGCGCTTCTTGTATAATTTACGGTTTCCGTTGGTATCTTCTATCGTGATACAGTTACCCATAGTAAAAGTCATTAGTGCTTCGTCGAAGAACAGCATTCTATCTTCTGCTAATTTCTTAAGTTCCCCTAAAGGAACTGATTCTGTTCTAGAACCTTGAATGACTTTTTCAACTCCATAAGTACCATTCTCAGTTACCCAACGGTCGACGAAATCTTTGGCATTATACGGGTCATATCCGAAGCAACGAACGTCGTATTGACTATTAATTATAAACGCATCTAAATCGTCGAATACTTCCATTGGGTCTAAAATAGTACCTTCTAAAACTATCAAACTACCTTCTTTTATAAACTCTTCGTATTTCAAGCGCATTGCTCCGGGGAGTTTCATCATAGTTCTGGTTGTTATATAGTTTCTGGTCTTTACGCCGAATGCTCCATTTCCCAACGGGAATAAGAACGTAAATGCACAGAAGTCGTCACCTTGCGATAAGTCCGCGCCCAACGCGCATGGCATTTGCCAGAATTCTCTTTTTCTATGAGGCAACGTTTCTTCATAAGTGAAGTAGTACGTATAACCTTCTGCGGGTATACCGAAACGTTTAGCTAACGTATCATTCCTAACAGCAGGGTTATTTTCCATTCTTTCTACTTCATCTTGGTACGTTTCGTAACTAACGGTCTTTCCTAAATTAGGATTTGCTTTAACCCACATTCTGGGGTCAGCTACTTCGTCGATTGAATCGAGTTTGTACCAAAAGATTGAAGTATGGATATCAGGATAGTCACCTTTAAGAATGCTAGCTAACTCCATTTTGATTGAATCGCCAGGTCCATTACGTACAGTACCTTCTGAGCTAATAGCTAAGATGAGGAACTCCTCGTTCTTAGAAGCGCCTTGTTTTGCTGCACCGACGACATCTTCGGAGATGTCACCAGACAACCATTCGTCCACTGATACAACTTTATCTTTACGACCTTGGTATTTATCAATAGTCATCGGGACGATTTCCAACAAAGAATTTGTCAGGAAATTCTGGATACCTTTTTTAGTACTTGCTAACTTCAAACGGTCAGCTTTTGAACCGGTGGTATTTTGTAATGATCCCTCGGTTAAGAACTTAAATAAAGGTCCTCTAGCCCTAGTTATTGATGTTTTTATCGGTCCTAATACTTCTTCTGCCTGTCTAGTTGTGGGTGCAGTAGTTGACTGTTGAGTAGTCGATGTGTCAATATTAAGGAAGTAGCTATGTATGCATGACGCGTACATCGATTTGGCAGCGCCACGTCCTACTATTAAATATTGTCTATTGATTAGACGCTTCTTTATGGTTTTCTTGACATAGCGACCACCATGTCCATCTTTGCCAGGGACGTATACACTTCTGTCAACAAAGTAATACCAACCGAATATCTGCTCTGCCCAAAGTTTAAACGAATCTAATAAGTGAAGATCGTCACCATTGGTTAATGTTAATTCGTTTTCACAATACGAAATAAACCCATCGATAGCTTGGTCGTCGTACCAAACACCTGGGTTTTTAATGAGTGCATCTATTCGGTTCATCTCCATAGAGATTTCACGGTTAACTGGTATTTCTCCTCTAAGTACGGCATCTCGAAACATGCCGTAATACTTAGGGGTAGCTGTATTCGACAATGCCATATGTTATCACCGTTTATTTCTTTTTCTTTTTCTTTTCGGTTTCTTTTTTAGCTAATTTTACGCTGTTTCCGACGTATCGAGTGTTGAGCCAGCTACTTCCGCGATCGGAGCTATCTTTAACGTGATTATAAGGGTCTTCCATCGAGTACTCGCTAGATTCGGTCTTATATTCGTAAGATGCTTCAGACTTGGTTTCTTTCTTAGGTTCTTCTTTCGGCTTTTCGTCAGATTTCTTCGGTTCTTCCTTCTTAGGTTTCTCTTCGGATTTCTTAGGCTCTTCTTTCGGCTTTTCGTCAGATTTCTTAGGCTCTTCTTTCGGCTTTTCGTCAGATTTCTTCGGTTCTTCCTCAGCCTCTTCCTCAGCCTTCTTTTCTTTCTTACCGAAAATCGCATCGTGCGCTTTCCTTGTCTTATCTAATGTCAGATCCTTTGCCTTACGCTTCTGCTCGGCCTTTTCCCTAAGTCCAAATAAATTACCAAAGGGAGTCTTTTCATCGATTACGTCAGTAAGAGCATCTACGCCAGCATTGGCATAGTGATCCACGAATCTTTTAGCGGAGTTCTTACCGGTGTCGATCATTAGACCTTTAAACCATTCAGCTACTTTTTCTTTATTAGACATAGTAGCTTTTCTGTATCTTTCTTCCGCTTCTATACGAGACGTCACGTCGTTAATTTCCTTAGTGCTCATGGCTTTAAGGCTTTTGCGTTCTAACGTCTTCTTATAATCAGCATGTTCTTCGTCGTCATCGTTATCGGCTTTAGCTTGGGCACGTTTCTGGTTGAGCTCATACTGCTGCTTCTTTCTGTGACCCCATCGCATGCCGGGAACGCCATAATGGAGAAGTTCTTTATCATCCATTTTGAATTTCCTCCTTGATTAATAGTGTGATTATATTAGCAGAAAATGTCCTGCCAAAACACAGGTTTATGAGTTGCTTTTAATCTATTATATGATGCAACAAATGCTGATTTAATACCATCAGTTAATTGATTTTCATGAGTGAAAAATTCTACGAATTTGTTAACATTAGCGTACTCAATATCAGTATTATATGAACCTGTATTATATAAGTTGCTACCTTCTTGTGTTCTCACAAAATGTAATTGAGTTGATGGGTCAAATAGATAATCGTGTTTATTAATATAAGTATTAAATTCTTCTTCTAAATAATATGACTGTCTAATTCCACCATCTGATGCATTAATTGCTGCTAAAAACCCACGACAGCCGCAAGGCGCATCTCTCATCGCCTTACAAGCTTCTAACGAACCTGCAAAGTTGTGTAAACGCGGTATTCTATCAATACATTCAGACGAACCGGTAATATTAATTAATGCGTTGATAGTTTTCGAGTAAGCTTCAGTCGCAGTTTCGGCAGTTGCAGAGGCGTAATTAATACCACTATACAATGCGTGAAAACCAAATTTTAACCAGCTACTATTCGCTTTAAATTCTGAACGCCAAGTAGTAGGAACCATATCAAGAGTGAAAGTTGGATTGCTCGATGCGTTCTGATAGAAGCAATAACAGCTAATAGTTACGCCAGTATCTTCATGAAATTTCTTTAGCCAAGCAAACATTGAATTGTCAAAAATCGACGCTGGTTTATTGTTTGTTAAATCTTCAAAAGCTAAATAAAAATCGTCTATTGAAAAATGACTATATTTGTTGTATTCGTCAGCAACAATCCAGTCTTCAATGTGATTGAAATGCTCAGCTTTTAACACTGTTCCCTCAGTAGTTTCTGTTTTATCTACAAATGTCTGACGTTTATAAGCCATATACTACCACCTTATAATAATGTGAAATCAGCTAATGTTACAGTTGAGCTTGTAAAATTCGTATACATAAAGCCTGCGCATTTTTTCCAAGTTTCGTTCGCAACATACGTGCTGCAGTCAAAAGATGATTGAGTAACGCCGTTGACCGATAAAGTTGCGGTATTTCCACTCCATGTCACACTTAGAGTATCTCCTTGCGCGAATGTGCTTGTAGCGGCAGCATCAGTCGTTAATACTCCGCCGCCAAACGTTGTATAGTCATAACGTTGTAAGTTGGTGCCAATATCAGCACCACGAGGACGAAACGCAAGTATGTTGCTATCGTATCTGCCGATGATAACCATACGTCCACCGTCGCTAGCAGATGCCGCGGGTGAAACAAAACTAAAGTTTTGGTTAGTATTCTTCATAAATACGACAGCTTTATTATTAGTCGCTGTAACAGTAGGAACACCGTTTTCTTCTGTTACAGTGGCCAATCCGTCGGGCGAGTATACTTCCCATTCGGCTTCGCCTTCTTCTACTATATAAACAACCTCATTTGAATAATCGCTATCTTCATAACCATCTGCTTTTGCTTTAACAACTAAAGTGTGTGAACCTGCTTCTAGATTTAATGCCGACACTTCAAAATTTATTTCACTTGAAGTTGTGAGTTCTGAATAAGTACCATCCGATGCTTTTTCATTGAGACTATACTGAGTCGCATTGGATACCGGATTTCCTTTTATATATGTTTTTGCCATTTTGATTTTTATCTCCTTTATTTATAAGTTACTTTAATTTCAATAGTTACTGTCTCGCCAACATATGACCCATATACCGTGCCAGAAACTTGATATATTCCTGAAGAGGTTTTAGAATACGAAAAATTATCGATGTTGTCGCCTATGGGTTCGAACGATTCGACCTCTCTATCAGTGTTAAACTGCGCCAATAACGCGCCCGTATAAAGTTGTGCAGCGCCAGGCACTTGAGTATCAATCGTTACTGTATATGTTAATATTTCGCTACCTTCAAGTTCTTCAAGATATATTACAGGTGCTTCTAATTTCGGTAACGTGTCTTCTGTGGTTTCGAGATAAATAACCGGAGTATCTAATTTAGTTACTATTGGTTCATCCGGTTCATCAGGAATTTCTTCCTCTATGGTTTCGAGGTAGATTTCAGGAGTATCTAATTTAGTTACTATTGGTTCATCGGGTTCATCAGGTTCGTCAGGTTCATCGGGAATTTCCTCCTCTATGGTTTCAAGGTAAATTACCGGTGTTTCCAATTTCAGAACTTCAGGTTCATCTGGTTCATCAGGAATTTCTTCCTCTATGGTTTCAAGGTAAATTACCGGAGTTTCCAATTTCAGAACTTCAGGTTCATCTGGTTCTTCGTTAGATATAGTTTCGAGATAGATTTCAGGAGTATCTAATTTCAGAACTTCAGGTTCGCCCGGAGTTTCATCATATATATGTTCAAGGTAAATTACCGGTGTATCTAATTTTTCAAGCCCGGATATTTCGCTGTTACCCAGAACCGCACGGCCAAGTATAGCTCTACCTAGAATAGCACTAGAATTCGGTTGAACTTCTTCGTCAGTTTCAAGATAAATACTAGGCGTGTCTAGTTTTCTAAGTTCTACTTTCGCGAGCTCCAGTATCTTATCTGACAGGTCTAATACCGAGACATTAGCGTTAGTTTTTGATTTAACCCTATACGCATTAGCAATGTCGACCAATGTTTGGTGCTTTATTGCGTAAAACTCGTGCGTTGCTTCCTCGGCACTTCCCGTTACTGTCCCGTCAATTAAAGTATTCGCCAAAGAGGATACTGGAATGTTCTCCGTTATACCGTATACTTGACGAATAGCATCGGCGATAGAAACAAGAGTTGAGCGCTGTATAAGGTAAATCGTAGACATTAGACGCTAACCTCCTCGGCATTATGTACTTCTATTGGCTCTAATTCGCCATTAGCATTTACTTTGTAGTAGTTGCCTTCTTCGTCAGATGCGACTTTAAGCGGCACATCGACGACAATAGTAGCTTTATATATTCCGTTATACTCTACATCAGGATACATATTGAATGTTCCGTTTTTGGTAATAGAGGTGGATTTTTCTTGTACTTTAAATTCTATTTCGCCAGTTCCCGCATGTCTATCCAATGCGGGCTTGGCTTCTTTTATAAATAATTTTTCTAACCAATTGCTCATAAATCACCTCTTAAATTTCCAGGGAACATAATCTTTTTTGCCGGTATAAAGAATATCGTGTTCTACAATATTATGAATGATATGTTCTCTGAGAGTATCGTAGAATTGTACGGAGCCGTTCGCGTTTTGTGCTTCGCTTTGTTCTGCGATACGCAAACCGTAGAAAATTCTATCGGGAACTTCGAGGTAGTCCTCTCTATTATTAAGAGATTTATCATGTTTAATAAATTTCATATCTTCAATATGATACATATTACTAAACCGATTGCCTACTAAAATACCATTTGCGAAGAAACCGATATTATGTTCGGTCATCATATTAAAATATCTAACTGTTTTATCAGTCATAGGTTCGCAAGATACTACAATGGGCATACTACCATCTTGTTTAAAGGTGTGTTCGCTTCCCATTTTGAAATTATTCGCATATATGAACTTTCCTTGCTCATAGTTAAAGAATCTATGGGAATTATGTTTTGCGCCAACAAGATCGATTTCAGTTCCGTCGCTAAGCACCGTATGCCAATATTTTGGCGAAACTCCCGGCGTCATAATCCAACACGGTTTTCTTGATTCTAATTTACCTTCATCGAAGTTCCAAGTTAATAACTCATCATCGTAGGTAATTTCTTCGATAGGTTTAGTGCTACCGTCAGCAAGCGTAACCAGACTACCTTCTACTATACATTCGTTGTATGCCGAACAAGATCCATCTGCGGTGACCTTTAATAAAGTCCAACCACTACCGGCGTCTTCCTCTGTTACACCAGAAGCATCTGAAATTATTACTCCGTAAGAGGAGGAATTGCCGACTAAATAAAGATATCCTGATGTACAGTCAACGGTGGTTGTACTAGAAATCGTTCCAAGAGAAGTTCCTGAAGCATCAGTTCCGTCATACACCGTAATTGAATTATATGTAGGGGTTATCGCAACCTTATATACAGTTCCAGTTTCACCTTCGTAGGTTCCCGTTACACCTAAAATAACCACACCTTTTTTAATGTTTGCGGATAGTATATTAGGGTCTATCGCGGAAGTAACTCCTCTTATCGTTATTTTGTTAAATCCATCTACAGTAAAATTAGAAGAATCTATTGTATTATCCGATGTGCTGGGATCGACGTTAATTGCAGTTAAATTCATTTTATTAACAGTAACCGTCCCCAAACCGTCATAGCCTTCGTCAGCAGTTATTGTTTGGTCAGAAGTGGAAGGGCTTACCGTTTTGTCTTGTAATACCGGATCACCACTGGAAGGAACCGCTATAGTTGCGGTTACTTTGCCAATGCCGTAATAACCTTCGGGAGTTTCTATAACATATTCTCCGTTTTCGGTTATTTCACCCGCATCGATATCTGTTAATTCGTGAACAGGCGGTTCGACATTTACCGTTACTTTACTCAGCCCATCGTAGCCTTCGTCTGCGGTATATTCTCCGTTGACCGTAGCGGTCTTTGTCTGTAAATTAGGATTAGGATGCTGAACATGCACTATTACTTCTCCAAGACCGCAATAGCCGTTGTCTGGAGTAATTGTTACGTCCTCTTGTGTTATCGTTTCTTTATTTTGAAGTGAGGGTAGGATTAGTAAGGAATTGCGACACTGTTTATCTTCGGATGCTAACTCTACGCCATTTGTACTTGTTAAAGGTACTATATGCTCGAATAGCAATGCGAAGTATTCCGGATAAAATATCTCGGAAAATGAATTAGTAGAGACGCTTATCGGTTCATCGTGTTTTACTGCGCTGCAATAATGTCCAATCGTATCAAATTCTACTTTATACCATCCTTCCTCAGTGTATGAAGTTCCTAAATCCTCGTTCACTTCGGGAAGATGCGCTGATGTAAAATACCAGTACGCATATTCAAAACCGTCACTCCTCACGGATAGCGTTGCTCTCGCTATACCGCTTTCTAATGCTCCTTGAGTGAAGTATATATAACCGTCAGAACGACCGTTAATCGTTAAATACCTTGCGACGCGTCTTTCGGCTTGTCCATCGTCATATTTAAATGTCGGTTTTTCGGGCATATTTGCCGATCGCAGATATCCATGAAAATAGTCAGTATAATCAAGCGCGCCGCCGTGGGTTGTATATTCGCCATTGTATACGGGTATATCGATAGTGACCGAATTTAACCCATACCAATGTTCGTCTGCCGTAACTACAGTGCCGTTTTCGGAAATTGTTTTATCCTGTAGTTTAGGCTCTATTAATAATTTTTTAAATGTTGCCATTTTATTCCTCCGTTATGCTCTCCGACGTACCCTGGACTGCGTATACTATGTCATCTCCGGTAACTTTGATTACACGATAATTTTCATTATCTTCTATTTTTTCAGTATTTTCATATAGACTAATGAATGTGTACCAATCATACGTATCGGTAGTAATTTTACGAGCCTGATCGAAATATATAGTATGATACTCTTCACCTTTATATGACGGTATTAATGCGTAATTCGAATCAGAAAGTATATTACCGCCTATAGTAGCTGAAAAACTACCTAAAGTTTCGTCCGGATTATCGTAAACTTTGAATTCTTTAGTTCCGGACTCTCCAATTACTAACACTTTATATGAGTCGCTGGCAGGCTTTTGATCTTGCCCTGTTTCCGGTACGATGGTGATCTCTCCATCGCTTTCGACTAAAAATATAGCGCTGTCATTAGTCACATCCAAATAAGTAATATTTCCGGTTATATTTTGTATGTTTAACCAGCTATATTCATCCATAGGGTTTTCTAACTTAACGCATAAAAGTTTACTAGAACAAGAAACCGTAGCAATATCTTGTCCATTATAACCTAAAGGACCTTGCAATAGATTTATTAGCTCCGAATGCAATATATCTTCGGTATCCATAGCATAGACGCCTATTTCGCCCCATGTATCTTCGGGTACATTTATCGTTACGATATACTCGTTCGAGTCGGATACATTATCATCGTCGATTTTCATAATACCTGTTTCGACATGAATTGTTGCTTCGCCGTTAACGTTAAATTTAATAGCTGACGTACCGGTTGTTGACTCAGTCTCAATGTCTCCTGTACAATTAAAGTCGGAGAAAAATGGATGATAATCATCATTTCGGTCTTTCATTACTATATATAAGCATCCAGAAGTACATGTTACCTCAACGTTTGTTTTGTAATATGGATACTCTTCCAATTTACCAACCAATGTTTCTTCTGATATACCATCTGGAGACGATGTATCGTAAACAAATATCGTTCCTTTGCGAGTATTTCCAGAAGTTATAGATACAGAATGTTCGAACATTTCCGGATCTTCCGTCTCCTCTTCTTTTCGATTAGTAGTTGCGACGGCAGTTATACTGGCATCGCTATTAACTTTGAATAGTCGTCCGATTCTACTCGATGAAATAAGAGTCATGTTCCCTGAAGTTACGTTTACTGTTTCCCATTCTACGGCATCGGTTACATCTAATTCGAAATATAAGTAGCCAGTTTTGCAAATTACGCCCGCTTTTGCGTAAACGGACTCTTTACCTCCGCCGAACACTGCGACGCAGTTTTCTTCTCTTGCCTGAAGATTATCATCGGTATCGTATACTCGGAATTTACCGGAGTTTATGTTCTCGGCGTCAATAATAACAACATATGCGGGGTCGTCACTTGGAACGATGATTTTCTCAGTCGAAACGTAGACATCACCGTCAGTATTTACCTTTATTATTTTATAGTTAGACTCGTCTTCGATTAATTCTAGATCTCCGTTTCTAATGGATATGCTTTTAATTTCATTATCGTACCCATCTTTGACTTTGATAAATAAATATCCTGATATACATTCGACAATATCCTTTGTTACTATATCTAATTTACCATTAGGAAGAAATGTTAACGGATCTCTTAAAGCTCGCACTCCATCGCTATCATATATCTCAAATGGAGTACATGAAATGTTAGTTGTTATGGCGACCTCTGGTCTTAACATATAATATGTATACTGAATGTATTTGTCGGTAGTCTGACCAATATAGTAATATACGCGTTCGAAATTTTTTTTGGTATATCTTTCTAATATTTCATCCATTTTATACGCGCTGTCTATTACTATCGGCACACCTTCAGGAGGCGAGACTAGACTTGCGAAAAAATATTTTTTGTCGTTAAAATAAATCATTAAAAAACCTCCTGAAGTACTCTAAACACATAATTATTATGTTTATCGTTCATAATGTGTATTTGTTTCGACGTGTATCGCACAGCCATCTGCAGTGATATAAAATATTAACCGATTATATTCCGGTGTCATTCCGAAATGCACGTTTTCGCTGTAAGAATATTTAGAAAACCATAAATACTCTTCGTTAACGGGCAACGTGATACACAAAACATTTTTTGTGCACTGCAATGTTATTTCAGTAATATAATCTGGATAACTTTCCAGCGTTGCAACTAGATTTTCTTCATTATCTAATCCGTCATATATAAATATAGATCCAAAACGAGTATTTGCAGATGTTATCGTTACCGTAGGATATTTAGTATGCATAACAATCGAAACTGGACAATTAATTTTCGTGCACCAATAACGATTATTGACGCCGCCGAATATAGAAATTATACTGTCTTGATCGGTCGCTATGTGCTCGCTAAAATATCCGGCTTCATCTTTTGCTATTTCGAAATACAAGAAACCGGACGTACACGAAACGGTTATACTTTCTAGACCATTAACAGTGCCCAACAACGTTCCAGCATTTGAAGTTCCATCGTATATATTAAACGACGGAGTATCGGTGTCAAATTTAGAAATTGTTACATCCGGAAATAACTTATACCAACTGTTTTGCTCATATTGCTCGGTAGAAGGTCCGCAATAATGGTATATTTTATAATAGTTTTCTTTTTCAGTACCATTTAATAATGCTGTCATTTCAGCTTCGGTAAGAACCGGTTTAGTCATGCCCAGAACGTCTTTCGTATATTTTATTAGTGCGGTTTTTTTGTCGTTATAATAAATCATGTAATACCGTCCTATATATCATGTTTTTATCATACTATCAAATAAACAGTAATACATATCATAGTCACTTGGATCGCCTAAATATGCCGGTATGAATTCGAGATCTAAAGAGAAGTATTCGCCCACCTTATCGCGATCCGCTACGTTTCCTTTAATTCCGATATTCAAATTTACACATTCTATTTCAAGGGTATGATTTTCATCGATCGGTTTTCCTTCGTTCAATACCCTTGTCGCAATTGTTATTGACAATACTTCGGAACTATTATATGCACCACTTGAATCGCCCCGCACCATCTTTAATATTTTTACCCTATATTGCGTATCGGGGTACGGAACTACGTAATTATCTGTCGGATTTAGACGTAATGTCGTAGTCTTTTTTGTAAAACCGCTAAACCAAATAGGCTTTGTAGTAACAACTTTTCTAGAACCTGGTATTAGTGTTTGTTTAAACTCTTCTAATTCATACTGTCTGCTGATTCTTAGTAATTTCGCGATACCGTTATTTGGCACTGATAGTACTTTATATAATTCTTTTATTCTAGGATCCATAATGTAATCTCCCAGCGAGACATTATCGACTATATGAGGATAGACTATTTCATTTAATGGTTTTTCAAACGCCTCATATGTTGGGGTAATTCCTTCTAGTTTATTAACCGGGGCGTCGCTAGCTCCCCAATATACAGTTAACGTAGCGGATTTAGATGGGGCGCCCATCTCGTAATAATACGATTTTACTTTAATATCGATTGACTTATCTACAATACCTAATGGATCGTAATCATATGTCGTTTCTTTATTACAAAATTTCACAACGTCATCGACATTATATTCACTTCCTTGAAAACCTTTAGAATATATAGAAGTACATATGTAACCATATAAAGTGTATACAAGTTTATTGAGATAATACTGACCTGATGGATGCAGTTCGCCGTACACTGCATCAACTCCTACTTGGCAACAAATATCTCTCATGATACCGTCGCCGTCATATTGATCAGGTCTTGTTAAATCGTTTTTCTTGTTTTTGAAACGGGTGTATGCATTCGATTTAGTGGAGAAACCTCTGAGTTCTACTGGTTTTGTCTCTCCATCCATGGTTACGAATACTGCTTTTGGCATGTAATTACTGGGTAATTGACTATACGTTGACGTCGTTAGAAATATTTCAGCAGATCTATTGGCGAAAGAACTCTTATTTTTGTTTTTCATGTCCTTATATTCAGTTACATGCTGTATTATTGGCTCCGTGCCATTAGCATCATAGTAAAAACGTTTTGTCCAGTATCTTCCCGAATTGTCAGTATTCGAATCGTTGCTCGGTTGCGGTCTCGTAGATTCTGGGAATTTGATGTACGTATTGGATCTTAGACCGTTATTGTCGTAAATATATAGTGGATTACCGTTGGCGTCATAATATTGATAACAGACCAGTTCATCTTTTATTGGCGAAACTTCTGGGAACTCAAAATCATAAGTAGTTACCATATAACTCGATGAATTATTGTTATACATCACATGCTGTTTATATTCGTCAACCACGATACCTTTCTCTAAGTAATCTACCGTGTTCATGGTATTACTTAAATGTTCACGTGTCGTTTCTAATGATGTTTGTATATTCTCGTAGTTTTTATCAAGTTTTTCGATAGTTTCCGTAATGTAATTCACGTCACTGTAATCGTCCGTAACAACACTAAGAATGTTCATATTATTAACGACGGCTTCGCCGTGTTTATTTTTTAAATCGTTGATTTCTTTCTCATATTGTTTACTTGTACCCGCGAACATCCATACGTCAGTTCCGTCAATTGTTTCTACATGATCATTCGGAGGATTTGGTAGTCTGAAATCTATTACGGGACTAGCCGGATTAGCGTTGTTAATATCAATGCTGGCAACCGGATTTTCTGCAGTCACATACTCTACTCTACCAACAGATAATTTAGGCGTTTCGCCGGTATCACCCTTCTCGCCCTTTAGCGAAGAAATCGCTATTAAGTTTGTCCAGTTTTCGGGAGCATCTTCAGCATCACAGAGTTTCCATTGAATGTAGCCATCTGATGCTCTTAATTCGATATTATCGCCTTGTTCACCTTTTAGAGATAAGGACTCAACGACGGTACCGTCTATTTTATTTGTTATCTGGAGGATATTCTTCTCGCCGTAACCAGGATCGGTGGGATCTAAACTCAAATCTTCGACCCAGTCAAAGCTAGGAACAACTAATTTATTAAAACCTACGATATAATCGGGTGTTTCATCGGTTAATAAATCGTTATTGTTCATTCCTTTCATAACTTGAAGTACTTCGCAAATAGCGGTTGACCAGTTATAAAGAATTACACCATAAGTAGAAGGATCTTTGGGATCTGCGTTTGCACCAGCGTCAGTGCATATAAAATGAACTACGAATTCTATGTTACCAGCATATTGGGTAGCATTATTTGATATGTCCCATGAGAAACGAAGCACTTCTTCGCCGTCATAATCTGTGGTATTGGGGTATACTTCAAGGTCCGTGACGTTGTATATATCTCTCCTCTTTTCGCTAGTAGTGGCTCCGGAATTGCGATAGTGAATTTGTACTATATTACACTCGCGCATGTCGTGGCCGTTAATATATCTTGGGATATCAAATACCATTTTAGTACTATTGGTTTCGTACTGCATCAACGTATGTTTTTCAGTTTCTACAAATTCTTGCTCAGCTTTATCCCAAACAACGTGTATGATGCTTCTATCTTCGGGATTTATCGTGAAATCGAGTTCTTCGAATTTCATTATATCGACATTTTTAGTGTGTCCGTCTAAAGGCATTCTATCTATCCTCCTTAATTGCTTTCTGCGTTTATGTTTAATCTAAATTCATACTCTTTAAGTTGGTCTTTTAACGCTTCGACCACAAATGAACTTGAAGGCGGATCAAATATTAATCTACATTTAATATAAATGTAAGTTTTAACCGCCGTCATTTTACTATAACTTTCTTCGAGGAAGTCGGTCCAAGTCTCGCCCTCTCCAGTTACCATAAAACCTTCTTTGCCGACACCGATTTGGTTCAACGCCATGATAGCAGAGTTAATTTCTATAATGATGTCTTCATCGAAATAGGTGTATTCTTGTACAGGACCGAGTTTCTTTTTAATTGATAAAAGTATTGACTCCATTTTGAATTTCTCCTTACTTCTTCCATGGACAGGTGTCGTTTTTAGTCCTCTCAACTGGATCTTTCACCAGTAAATCTTCTGTTCCATAATGTATAGCATTATGGGTATTATGAGATACGCAAATTAGATACTCAGGGTTGTAGACTAAATCGCTGTCGTTTTCGATATCTTCAAGGGTTATAGGGTTCATATGATGGACTATGATTTTGTCGTAGATTTCTCTATCTTTGATTCCAAGATCGCACCCGTTGTCCCTGATAATTACTTTACGTCTAGATTCTTGCCACTTTTTAGATCGCTGGTATAGATATTGATTGATTGCTCTGTCCCAACCAAACGTGTCTTGACCAACGACACCTCTGAGTTGTAAGTATCTAAAACGTTCTTCGAAAGTTGGCAACCTGCGGAGTTCAGAGTATGTTCTAATATACATCGTCTTCATCCTCAGTATTACCGCTGTATCTTTTCATAGCAGCAAGTGCATCTTTATAAAGCTCTTTAACCTCTTTCTGAGATTCTAATGCTTCTGTTTTAGCTCTGAGGAGTTTGTTCTCTTCTTCTAGTCGTTCCTTTTCTAGCTTAGCTGTGGTTGAACCTAGCTTAAGATAGTGAGTTATGACTTGTGAAGAGGCTGTACCCTCTCTTAATTGTTTCTCGGCCAAGTCTACCGCCAGAGAGATGAGCTGATTCTCTCTAGTTTCGGGATTTATGGCCGGTCTTTTGACTTGAACGGATTTCGAGTCTATTACTTTAGCCATACTCTCAGCCTCCTTTGTATGGTTTTAGTATTAGTTGTTAAGTAGTTTGTGACAGTACTTACTAAGATCCACATGACTTTCACATGATTTATTTACCGAAAGGAGAAAGAAAAGTCCTACACCACTAATTAGCCATGTGGACCTTGGTAAATACTGCCTTTCCGCCGGGGAAAATATAGAAAAGTTTTCTGAAAATATACCCCCGGGGAAAAATATAAG